ATACTAATGAGTATCTATATGTTGTATTAATATTAGGGAGAGTAAAGTTGTGTTGTTCTCCACAATTCAAAGTAAGATCACATATCAAGTACTTACCTCTTAATCTGCCCGGATATGATAACGTATCATCACTATTCTATTCTCTACCTATAGCAAATCTATATGTATTTTCTCTATGATCTATAGCATAACCACCATCTACATAATCCTAAGTAATAGTACCTACTTGATCTGTAGTTCTAAATGTAGCATCAGTAAGCATTCTCTTTATGTCTCTAAACTAACCACTAAAGAATACATTGTCAAATGTCTTAGTATATAGTATATCTTTATTAATAATATACTGTATCTTACACTCCATTACATTTAACGCACGATCTTCGGTTTGCATCACTTTATTGTCTTTGATATATAACAACTTGTCAGAAAATTTCAAGTGACCAGCAGGATTCTCAGTATAGAATGAAGTAAAACTTTGGGTATATTCATTATATACTAGTGTCTTAGTATTGAAACAAAATCTAACTTCGTTGAATTCATTATCATAGAATGAGTCATGAACTACAAAGTTGGGATTTGCGTTCAAATAAGTCTATACTCCTTTCTCTTTAGACAACTTATGTATAGTATCAGAGAATTGGCATAACTCATTTTTATCTCTATCATGCCAATATAATGCAAAATCAGAGTTAGTTATACTGTTATCATTTATAACAGATGAACCATTTCCTGTAGTAATATAGTCATATCTAGTTAATATACCACCAGTACCTAGAGTAAGTTCACTAATATTGTTATCAGTAATAAGAGATCTATCATTTACAGATGCTATTCCAAATGCACTATCTTGCCAAAAGAATAGTTTATCATTAAATGATTTAAGATTAGTTATCTTACCATACTGATTGTCTACATCTAAGTAATCTGCAAACTTAAACTGCAACCAACTATCTGTTACTTCATTATTAATCTTAGCTTGTGAATATACTATTCTATTTATATTATTAGCATTAGTTATTGCGTAAGCAGATTCAGTAACATATTTCTTTGCATCTCCTTGAACAGAATATGCATCATTATATGCATAATATGGTTTGGTTTGCTTGTTATAATTGCCTAGTGTACCTCCATCTATAGTAGTACCTAAATATGGATTAGTATAATCATCCATACCTTCACAGCTACGACTAGTAGTTTCACCATATTGTAGTGCAAGATTAATACTACTTTCTACTGGTATATAGTCTGTACAACTTATCAACGATGCTCTATAATCTCCATTACCCGGATCTGGGAATGCGTTGGCAGTCCTATGATCATGAACGCCAATAAAAGTATCACCACCATATACTAAAGATTGACCACCACTGGGTCCTATTGTAGTAAATGAATTAGTACTAATATATGTAGAGTTAGTTCTAGCTATGTAACTATTACCACCATATGGTATGTTACTAAGTTTTATATTTACTACTGGTAATTCAAACCATGCCTTATTCAAGAATATATCCTAAGAACCTATTACACTTGTTATATTGTAATTAGCTTGTATTACACCATCTACTCTATGAAACTTAGGTATCTTGGTAAAATCTCCATTTAATACTGCACAATAACCAAACGGACCTGCTCTGCGTGCTCCGTTGTTATCTCCATCACTATTGTGGATATGACCTAAGTTCAAATAGTTGATATCACCAATAGTTCTATAGTACTGCATCTTCTCTGCCATGATATTTCCTCCTGCCATAATTGGTGGAAATATTGAGTTATTATTAATATCAACAGTTAATCTACTTTCAGATATTGCAGTATTATGTAGTATGTATCTTTTACCTATCAAGTTAGATATAGAGTGTACTGTTTGTTCTGTAGCAAATTCTTCAGATGCTATTACAAAACCATTCACATCACTATTATAACAACCTATGAGTTTTGATTCTGTTACTCTATCTGATGAGAATCCCCAGTTTGTATTATTAGGAGTTATAAAATATTTATTTGAATATATATTTGCTCCATTAGCTGCTCTGTACCAATATCCTTTACTTGCTATTGGGTGTAAGTAATATAATAATTCAGCATGAGCATTCTTAAGTTTGCCAACCAAACTTTCACCAGTTATATCCAATTCAGGACTTATGAATGTGACATAATACTTTGTTACTCTATCATTAAAGAATGTAGAAGATTGCTCAGCATATATTTCTGTCATTCTACCAGCTTTAGTATACTTAACTGGTATATCCTGATCTGTATATCCAAGTGGTATCCTAGGTCTATAACTATTATCTGGCTCATCACCTTTGTTTATATACTTATATGGATAGTTAGTTATCTCTGATATAACTCCTTGCATTAATACAGTTCTATCATCAACTGTACGTCTACATCTTACTATTTCATACGCTACAGCTCCTTCTGGTACATTAGATACTTCAAACTGTAATCCTAATGCTTTACCAATAAGATTTTCTCCTGCAAAGAAGGTTGGGTACTCATGAGCGTTAGGCATTCTAATATCTCCAATCCAACTAACATTAGATGGAATACTCTTATTGTTATAGAATACAATACCAAATCTATATATTTCATCTCTCTAATATCCTCTGAAATTAGCATCAATATATGGATCTGCATAATTCATCTATCTAGAATACTCTGGAATACTACGATTTATTGATGTATCCTTCAGTCCATCTAAGAAATAGAATGTCATAGAAGATGTAGTCTGAGGGAGTACTTGAATCTTAGCATAGTCATGACCTTCTGTTGCAGATGTATTCATAGACTACATGGTATCCATAGTAAGCTCAGTATAAATAAATCTATAGCTTACATTTATACCACTACCTCCTAATATTCTAGCACCTCTTTCAACCTTATTACTATATTGTAGATTATCGTTAGCAGTTGGCTATCCCTTTACAGAGTTATATGGATTAATACAATCATGTTCAGGATCTATATCTGATAGTATATTCTTCCATGCTGCAGAACCATACTCTGGTAACATTACATCAATATCATTCTGACCACTAGCTGATTTGAGTATTAATCTACCTTCTTTAGTACATCTATAAGCTCTAGCATCATAGTCAGTTCTCCAAGTATTTTCTTTAATACCAGCAGCAAATAATCTATTATCCTTCTTTTCAATAGTAGAAGCTACAAACGAATTATTTGTTAAAGAATTCAATTCTTCTAAAGTAATAGTATTAATAGGCGCTCCACCTAAATCCTCATATTCAATACTAGTTGAACTACCAGATGATTTGATCTCAGCTATAACATCTACTGTAGGTAGTTCAGTATTATCATTATAGAATATTCTAAATATTCTACAGTTATTATAGAAGCTATTATAGTTTATACCAGTAGTTTTATCTACTAGATCAATAGACATCTTAACTGATTTGCCAGTAGATACTTCTTTATCTAAACCGTGATATTCATTCAAACTACTAGAGGTATTACTATCTGTTAGATGTACTAATCCACTACAAGGAGACATAATAGTATTTGATCCTCTGACATTAAATAACTGATAGGCATACTGTACAGTACCAGACTATAGATTACCAGAACCTAAATCTACTATTTTAGGAGGGCTAAGTAAAGAGCTAGGGGTTAAGTCAAGGATACTAAGATCCTTAATATTGCCTTCACTATCTAACAGATCATTTGTAACACCTGGTTCATATACATATTTATTATCCATGATATTTAATACTCTAATAGGAGTATTACCATCTGTTATGTATATCTTAATGTTATTCTCAGCCTCATAGTTAGCTACTATTTTAACTCTATTAGTTTTACTGTATTGTAGTTTACCCTTTATTACTACAGTATGTTTTAATGGTAAGTTATTATAATCAGATACTCTATATACCCTATTTATGTTTTTACTATCTACAGTAAGAATAACAGCATACTTATCTACAGTAACAGCATATAGTACTACTTCATCTTCTGATATAAAGTCACCGCCATCTACAGTATGAATGTTTTGAATATTCTATAATACTCCACTAGTACCTTCAGTATCAGTAATGATTCTGATGTTCTCAGCATATCTATACTGATTCTCAGGTATTGCATGAATATCAATATCCATATTCATGCCTTTTACAAAACTGTTAGTTTGTAAAGTATTTGTCATAATCTATTCTAATTATATATTATTTGTTCATCTCCAGTAGTAGCAAAGAATGTATCATGATCATCAAACTCTGTATATAACTTATGCCAATCATTCTTGATAGATTCTATTTCATCTACACCCGGCATCATAGCTTCTGCGTAAGCCTACTTTCTATAGAAATTCCAAGATCTTTTAATAGAATAATAAATTTCATTTGATAGTTGCCCCTTTATCCATTTTGCGTATAGTATTTTTGTACCTATATAATACATTAACGCTTCTTTATATGAAGGTAAATCAGGTATCATTGGCATACTATCTTCATCAGTAATAATAGCATAATACGATATTTTTAACCATCCACATGGTACATTTACATTAATATAACCAGGTTTAGTAGAATATTGTAAGCTTGTGTTAAGTGTTGCCGGATTGCCTATGATAAGTCTACCATTATTACTAGGTATAGTATATTGATTTACTAGAGTGTTCAATGTCTACTTAACATTGATATCTTCATTAAGAATATCAATAGCTTCTTTATCTGCATTAACATTGAATATATTCTTCACTAATGGAACGAGTGCATCATCTTGTATTAACATTTTAGGATCGCATTGACCACATTTCTTGTATATACCAAAAGAGTTAGTTACTTTTCTCATAGGTAACCAACCACAACCATTTTTAAAAGAGAATGCAACTTGCCCCAATCTATAAAGATCACAAGGCAGTTTAGCTTGATAATTCTCAACTATTAAATTAGTTGTTTTGTGTTCAAGCTATTGTACTGCGCCTATTTTCTCCATACCTTCACCAATCCACTCTTTGATATCTGTTATCTTAATTTCGTCTTCCTTTAAATCATAATCTGCTATAATCTTAGCAATTATTTCTTTAGATGTAGTTAATTTATCAATCATTGTAATACCTCCATTTAGAGCCATAAGCTGTTTTTCTTCTACCACGTAAACAATCAGATATGGCAGATTTATTGTTTATGTTCCCCGTATCTTTAGCAGCTTCAGTAATAGAACTGTATATTTTTTCTATTCCATTTTTATAAATTCTAACTATTTTAGTTCTTTTTGCATTGTCTTTCTTATAAGAAATATCTGTCCTATAATCATAAGACCATATAAATCCACCAATGCTTTTACATAATCCTGTGCAACATTTGTTTATTGTACCTGGAGTTATATTAAGATTTAATAACTTGACTGCTTGTTTCGAATTTAAAAAACACCCTATAAATTCTCCATCTTTATTATAACAATATACATTTTTACATCCTTTCCCTATTCTATTTTTTGTTGCTTTATCTACTATTTTGGGATCTCTTTTCTTTCCGTAATATAGATCATGCAATCTTTTCTTCGCTTGCTCCGGCATCTTATGTCCAGTGTTTGATGGATGACTTGCTGTTTTACTTATGTTATATTCTGGATTTAAATCTAAATATTTTTGTTCTAAATACAATAAAGTATCTCTTACAGGAGAACATATTTCTAGTATGTTTACTTCAAAATTATATTCTCCATATTTATCATAAGCTCTTTGCAACGCAATGCTATGATGTTTCTACTTTCTTAGATGAGAACGATGCTGTATTAATCTATCATAAAAGTTATTAGTACTACCTATATAAGAATGACCGTTTAATACATTCTTAATTTGGTATATTCCGGCTTGTTTTGGTATATCCTAAATATCACTTAATTTCCACGTAATCATGTTCTCTATTTTTTATTATTTGTGCTAATCTTCTCTTATTTGCTCTGGTAGCAACAAACTAATATCTGGTTTTATTTTTTAGAAGACTGTCTTTTTTTGACCACAAAAATCTGAATTTAAAAAAATTGGAATGTTCATTGATAAAGTATACTGCTTTACCTTGTATAGCACTTTCATGATAATCAATTCTTAAGCTCTTATTATCAAAGTTCTTAGGTCTACGTTTCACTATACTTAGATTACCCAATCTGCATGGTAGTTTAAATTCTCTACTATGTTCAATGACCTAATCTGCTATAAATTTAAAATAGTCTTCTATTATTTGTCTGTACACTTTATAATCAATATCGTATACAGTATCTCTTTCGATATTAGATAAGTAGAACTAATAGAAGTCACTTATTGTGTAAGATTTTCTGTGTGTCATTTCTGCTGTTTATAAATGTTCTACATATCATCTCTAGAGTTATTAGTCTCATCAGTAGGCATCTTTGGCATTATATTTAACTCTTTACTAAAGATTAAATCTTTAATAGTTGGTATCATGTGAGCTGGTGCTGGATAAGGCATATCTGGATCAAAGCATTCATTTGCATCAGCTGGGTTCTCTAATATAACATCTGCCTCAATGTATTCTAACTGATGGTTACCACCATCTATATATATTCTGTTTCCTTTCAGATATGCTATGTAGTCTTTGCATGTATATTTTCTATACTTTTGATATTTGTTTTTTGTTTCACTTCCTAACTATATTAAATTGCCGAACATATCTTTTACAGATACTAATCCAGTTCTAAAGTGAAAGTCTATAAGCTTTGGTAATTCAATATTACTTACATATTCAATGTGACCGGGAGTGCACTCAACACGATCTAGATGAATACAAGGCAGAGTCTACACATACATAGGATTGATATCTCTTCCTTTATCAATATCCTATTTAATTAACATAGCTCTGTAGTTATGAATCCATTGCTCGATTTGTATTCTACTTATGTGTTCTGATTCGGCAATAGAACTGTTGCGCAATTCAAGTAGAATATCATCAATAATAGTATTCAATGTGTTTAATTTCATAATGCATTATTTATTAAATATAATAATAACGTATTTTAAGGCGTTTCTAGCCACTTTACGTAGTAAGTAATACAATAGACCATATGAACTAATAGCGTTTGTTCTTGGGGCTATAAATGAAAAAAGGCTAGTATTAACTAGCCTCATTCATTGCTTTTTGAATATTCTATGGTAACATCTACTTCATCTAAGGTGGAACCATGTTACTCGCTTGTTTTATTAAACCTTTGAGTTCTTCTACCTGATCTTGCAGCTCCTTTATCTACGGATTATTCTATGCATATTATTATTGATTAATATATTAATAGATTGATTTATTTTTATTTAGTAACTTCTACGATTCTAGTATCAGTTACCTTTATAAGTTTGTTGCTATTATGTATTTGATACTTTCTGACACGATCTTTCTTCCAATCAAAGTGCAAGAATCTCTAGAAGCCATTTTTATACTAATTACGATATTCTTTTTTTTCTTCTACAAATAGTATCTAGGAATTTCTTAAATCTAGTATGGCTGTTAAGATTGAGTCTTTTCTATTTACTGTGATAGTAGTTAATTCATTTAGCTTTAGTTTTTCACTAAAGTCAACATTCTTAGTTTTTATTTCAACTGATGCTGAGTCTTTCATTTCTGTATTGATTACTTGTACCTACTAGAGATTCTTATCTTTGATTTTAAGTTCTTTCTAAACCTTCTTTACTTCAGTAATTAAACTATCTTTACTATTATTCAAATCACCTATAGTAAGTTGTAAAGTTCTATTATCTTCTTTTAGTTTGCTATTTAATTCCTGATAATACTTGTAATTGTTTGTTACTTGACCTAGACTTTTATCTAGTGTCTTTATTTTCTATCTCTAAAAAAAACAAAAGGCAGTCAAACCAATTATGATAGTGACTGCCAATTTGTTGAAAAAGCTTTTTAATAACATGTTATTCTGTTTTGAATTCTGGTAATATGTACTAGATCGAAAGTGCACTTGACCTAGACATTTTTTCGATAAGTTGTGGATCTACGTTATCATCAAAAGTATGTATGTAACCTATTACTATAGATCCAATCCAATTATTCTTTTCATCACTTAATCTTCTGATAGCAACTGAGTGACAACCATTACCTGTCATGATTGACTTAATCTTGTTATCCAGAAAGTCTGATGAATCTATATCGTTTATAAATGTATATTCAGTATTTGCCAAATCAGATACGAACTTAGAGATTGTTTCAATCTTGATATTAGACAGACTATCTCTTACTGAAGATACTCCATATTGTTTTACTTCTAGTGTAGCAGATATGTACACCTCTCTATATAGAGGATGCGGTTGGATAAGATATACCCTGTCAGCTTTTAAGAAGTATAGGAGTTCCCATAGTTCTCCATAAATTGTAGCTATATTTCCAGCATTCTTAACATTGTTAACATGCTCTTGCTTTTTCCATTTTTCAATCTTATAGTCAGTTATCTTATTCTTTGTGTACTGATTATAAGTGAACCATAAAGCTAAAATCGAAGCTACTCCTGTAAGTATTTGTGGCAAGAATTCTAAAAACATTTGATAATAGTTTAAAAGTAAAAACCCCGGCTGAACTTGATCTGCTAGGGCTGATAATTGTTTTGAGATATAACTATAAAACGTATATAAGTATGTTATGTTTTACTTGGTCTATGGATGTTAACGTATTCTAATAGCTCTTTATATTTCAACATTTTACTGAATAAATTCCTTCCATTACAATGTTTAATCCAACCTATATAACTACATATTTTTTGTTTATAATCATCCTTATCAATATCTTTTTTATTTAGTTTTGTTATCTTTCTGCAGAAGTTTTGTTTGATTCTCTTTCTAAGAAGTATATGTGTATGGAACAATCTGTATCCTACAAAATCTATTCCTCTAGAATCTACTTTGAATATCTGCCAGTTATCTTTGAAATGTAAATTAAGTTTATTCTCTAAATAACTCTTAATATCTTCATATAGATATCTAAGATATTTCTTATCACTATGTAATATTACAATATCATCTGCATATCTGAAATAGTGTTTTATCTTATGAACTTCTTTAATATAATGATCTAGATAAGTTAAATACAGATTAGCAAAGAATTGTGATAAGTAATTACCGATAGGAACTCCTTGCGCAGAATCTATTATACCATCTAACAAGTTCAATAGCTTAGTATCTTTTATCTTCCTTCTTATTACTTGTTTAAGTATATCATTGTCTATTGAAGGATAGAACTTTCTAATATTTAACTTTAGACAATATTGAGTTCCCTATATGTCTTTCAAAGATTCTTTAACATCTTTCATTGCTTTATGGATACCACGTTTCTTAATACAACTATATGTTCCTTTTACAAAGGTTGATACCCATATAGGTTCCATAATATTCATTATAGCATGATGTACTATTCTATCTGGATAATAAGGTAACTTAAAGATTTCTCTTTCTTTAGGTTCATATATCTTATAGACATAATACGGAGATGTTACATATGTACCTTCGATTAACATTTTCTATAACTCTAACAGAAGTTGTTCTTTATTCTTATCGAACTCAATAACTTCTGGTCTGTGAGTCTTATTTTTTCTAGCCTTCTTTTCAGCTAGATAAAGATTGTCTAAGCTAACAATCTATTCGAATAAATTATTATATCTTTTCATCTGAAATCCCATACCGAATTTTCGCTTTCGCTACTAATACAGTGTCTTAAAATGTCGTTTTTTACCAAGAGGTAAGGTCTTCTCTGACAGTGCTTTTTAAATATTTTTTCTGTTTTGGGGATCAGTGTACTGACATTAGCATTGGAATTACTAAGCTCATTGTTAGAATTCACATTGAGTAACCTAGCATTACTGCTGTTAGTCGTGTTACTACCTAAATGCAAGAGAACAACCTAATTATTTTACAAAATTCTATATTTTTACGGTATATAGATTAACCGAGTACCGACATCAGCAAGGGAACCACCAAGCCCATTGCGCGAACCCACAAGGAGCAACCCAGCAGGACCGCCGTAAGTCGCGCGACCACCCAAAAGGAAAGTTCTGTCTGACGTACTATTATTAGTATAATTATAATCACACCAATATGTTGTAGTATTTGCTCCAAATGTTTCAGTTTTAGATGGGAATAAATCGAATGCAGAGTTATATATCAACTGTTTCTTATATCCTTCCTTAATTGATGTCTGTCCTTGTAACGTGTAATCACCTATTGTAGTTGAACCAAATGTAGCAAGATTACTATTCATCATTACATCGTTACAATTATCAGTAGAATTAAAGTGTACTAATACATCTATTACATTCTTCCATACATGCCCGAATGGATTCTCAATACCTCTATAACTAGGTACATTATAATTGAATGTAGATGTAGTAGCACCTTCTGCATTAGTATTATTCCAAGTGAATGAAACTACACCTGTAGCATTTCCTAGTGAATCTGTAGTACCACATGGAACAATTGAGTATATATTAGAACCATTCTTAACTGGTTGACCTGCACCAGTTACACCTGCGCCAAGTCCGCCTTGTCTATATCCTTCTGAAGTTAATGTAGCATTGTAAGTTGCTTGACTATTAGTACATGCGTATTCTACTAAGTAAAGAATAGTAAGTATTCTATGTGCTTTATAAGTATACATATTCCATTTCTCACTACCATTTGCTCTAGCTCTAGATTGCATAGTAGTTCTGGGGATAGATACTGTAGGGGTAGAACTATTATTAACTGACATCAACTTATCATCTACTGTAGTAGCCTCATATGCTGAAATATAGAATTTAGTTACATGTTCCACGTCTGCTAGTTTAGGATCATTAACATACAAGTTAAGGAAAACGTCTGTATCATTCTTCATACACTTATACCAGAATTCAGGTATTTCTACCATAGTATTAAGCGTCATATCTCTGTCAGTTCCATCTTCATACTTAGTTCTATCAGATGCATTGATATATTTAACAGTACCATCAGAAGTAATAGTACATGTTTTCATTTTAGATTGAATAGGTAATGACTTATGCCAAGGCATATAACCTATTCTAGTCATAAGAGTATTCTGAGGTTCTAATGGAAAGCTAACTCCATAGTAATTAGAGAAGACATTGTTATCTCCCAAATTAATATCAGAAATAGTCTAAGCACCTAGATAAGCTGCTATTATGTCATTATTCTGTAATTTCATATTATTAGTAAATTAAATATAATGTTTTGGAATCTTTAACCGATAATGCTTCGTATTGTGCCTGAGTCATATAAACTACATTAGATACTACATCAGATGCAATGCAACCTGTTAAGTCTACAGTTTCAGATAATTTATCCCATTCTGCAGGACTAGCTGTAATACATACATAGTTAGCTCCTGTATCATCCAAGTTATACACATCACCAACTGATGCTGTACTTGGTAATGAATCAAAATCAGCAACCGATCCTTTTACTCTGTATACTGATGCTACTTTTGCATCTACTTGATCTTTGGTATATGCATCTTGAATGCCATAACCAGATAAAGTAGTAGCCTTAGTAGCTTTCTTTTTAATCTCTTCCTGTAACATAGCTACCACTTCAGTGTCTCCACTAATAGGTTTCCATGTAGCGCCATTCCATACTTTGATGACAGCTCCAGTTGGATCTTCTTTTAAATCAATCCAATAAGTACACTCCGATGGATTTGGAGCATACGTTTGGGCTAGAAATATTATTTTCTCTTTCATATGAAAAAATTATTTAATTTTATATGTTTATAATGTAAACTATAGCTTATCTGGATAACCTGTCTTATAGTTATAAGACTCTATTTCCTCTTTTGTTTGTAATTTATAGATTGCCGAAATGTGTTGTTGGGTAGTATTATAGCAATTAAGTGCATATAACTCTAATGAATTTAGCATAGATATAGCATCTGTTATAGGTATAGTATATTTTATTGTATCAAACCATAAAACTGTATCTAGTTTACCAGTATGTTTCTCAATATTAATTGAGTTAACAAGCCCTACTCGGTCTTCTTTATCTAACCACATTTTTTTTCCTGAAAGATAAAATGAATTTACCGCATCTGATTTATCATAAGCATTAATGTCAGCTATTTTCATTTCTTTTAATTCATCAATAGTATACTGATAATCGACCAATATGGGATATCCAACTTCGTTTTCTTTTATTTCTTTTCCTGATGACTACCCGACTAATAGTTTCTGCCAATATTCTTCGGTTATTTCAACCGAACCTTCTTGAAATTCATCATAGAATCCCTATTTCCAATATTTCATAATAGTTAATTTTTTATTTCCATCTACCAACGACTACCCAATAAAAATCATTAATTCCTGCACCGGTACCGTTTGAATCTCCCACTGCATATCTACTTCTTATTATAAAATAACTATTTTGTACAAGTGTAACTAAGCCTGTAACAATGTTCATGCCCTACCCTGGTTCACGATAAGTAATAATAGGACAATAAGTAGCATTATAAAAAGCTATAGGTGTATAAATAGTATTAGTACCAGTAGAACTTGCTGTTTTATACCCCCATTGCATTAATAAACCATTGTCAAACTTTATGTAACCATTCTAACCTGCCTAATATCCTACTATCTCAGCCTTCTTTACTAACTATTCATATATTACTTTGTTCTGAACTGCATTTGTACTAGTAGAAGATAGAGCAGTATCAATAACTGGTTTATTACTTAGATCATTATATGATCCAGATGTGGCTACATCAGCAAGAGATGGAGTACCAGATATTTCTGAATATGAATAGGAAGGTTTACTTGAACCAATCCATGATGGCTTACTTGTGATTTCCGACCATGTATAAGTAGGTTTGCTTGTACCTATCCAAGATGGTTTACCAGTTATACCTGACCATGTAGTAGTTCCTGCAGGACCGGTTGCACCTGTATTACCTTTTAAATTCTTAAATGCAAATGAGAATGTTCTAGCATTTGAAGTACCACCTAGTGTTACTGTTACTGAAGGTGTACCTACATTTGCATCTACTGTTGCACTAGCGCTAGTAATAGTTGCTGCTGCACCTGCAGCTCCTGTATCTCCTTTTTCTCCCTTCTCACCAGTATCACCTTTTGGTCCAGCAATAGTTGGGATATTCAAAGTAACTGCAGAAGAACCATCATAAGTACCAGTAACTGCTCCTGTAAACTTGATAGCATTAGGATTCTTTAATGAAGTAGGAATATCAGACATTACTGCAAATGTACCTGCCTTAGATGCAATTCTACCACTAGTCTAGAATTGGTAATCTACCCATCCATCATCAATAGCTGCTGTATCTGACGGTGTATCTTTAGTACCCAATGATAATACAGCTGGACCAAATGATCCATTTACATTTCGTATACCTAATGCAACTGCACTTATACAACCATTACCTGATTTACCTACATAGACTATTTTCTTTCTAGATACAGGTGTAGTACTAGCATCTACAGTTTGGTTAGTTGATGATGCTATTTCATCTAATCTATAAGTTGGTTTAGCAGTTCCTATCCATGTTGGCTTACCTGTTACATTTGCCCACGCTACTGAATCAGCTGTGCCACCTCCATTAGCAGATAATACTCCATTACTAATAGACAATCCTGCTCCTACCTTGATACCTCCTAAAGTAGTACTAGATGCTGTTGGTAATGTGTATGCAGAAGGAATGTTTAATGCTGATTTAAAGTTAGCAAAGGATACTCTTCTTAAACTATTATCTGTGGTGTTTCTTATAAACACAGAACCAATAGATGTTTCTTCATCTCCTAGTGAAGTTACAAAAGTCTTAGCATATATTGTTCCACTACCATCTCTTTGCACTACAGTACTTGCTACAGCTTCTACCTATTTAGCTATGTGACCACCATCTCCAGTAAGCAAATACACAGCACTAGATCCTTCTTTCTTATAACCACTAGTTAGTATCTACTTATTAGCATCTCTAACTGGAATCTTGTTTGCTGTATTGGTAGTATCCATATCATTGGCATCTAAAAATCTAACCCATGGATTTTTAGTTACATTCCAACCAGTTCTATAGAATATTCCTCTCTAAGTAGAATTAGTTGAAGAGTTATCAGAATACCATATATCAAATCTTCTCGAACCTGCAGGTAATGATATAGCGGCTCCATAATTAAACGGCGCATCTAGCTGATCTGGATTAGCTGAAGAATATTCTTTAATACCTATCTTATCCCATAGTGTATTATCATCATGCGTTGTTGTAGTACTTCTATATCTTAAATAAGCGGTATCCTATTGACCATCTAATGTATCTGCATCTAGACCTGTACCTGATATTTGTGTTTTAAAGCTAGATAAAGTTCTACGTCTTAACCAACCATCTCCATTGTCTACCCAGATAGCAGATATAGTTCCGTCATCATTTACTCTTTGTGTAGTCTAATAACTGATATTTATTATACTACCGTTACCATCTCTTTTTACAAGCGAATCTCCAGTAGCAGAAACATTCGTATCAGAAGTTTCAACCATAGTTCTTTTAAGAGTAGCATAGTCGGCATTTGTCATATCACTAGCTGCTTTAGGAGATATTGTTTGACCACTATCTGTATAATCTGAAGTTCTTAATACTGGTAAAGCATTCTTAGTAGTATAAAAAAAGTATCGTGCTCCTCCTCTAACATATATTGCCTCTGATCCACTGTTCTCCATCTGAGTTACTCTACCTATAGGTAGAATAGATTTATCTTGTGTCCAATTGAACTAATGAGAAAGTATTCTTCTATGCACCTTATTATTTATTCCATAAGCGAAAGCATACACTTCTTCTACAAAATGAACTGAGAATCCTTGTTCATGCGTTGCCCAACTTGGCTTTCTAGATACTCCTAATGAGGTATGCACTTCTATTCTATTATTGTACTTACTATCCATACGTATAGTAACAGGATAATAAGTATTTTCATCTAGAGTTCCAGTGTCTATAACCGTTTCTCTAAGTACATACAAATTGTTTAGATTTCCTACTTCATAATCTTTATATAAGAACTTATTTGCATTACCAGTACTATTAAGTATAAAGTTACCATCAGAATTAACTTGCATCCACCATTCCATATTATTGTTGAAATTAATGGAACCTTTATTAATTATCAGATTACCTGAACCGTCTCTCTATACTAACGAATCAGCAACTGGAGTTACAGATCTAGTAGGTAATGCTGACCATGCTGCATTCTTTCTAACGTATTCTTTACTATCAGATGGAGCATCATCAATTCCTCCTCCACTACCGCCTTCAATAACGATGTTACCAGCTCCTAGTAATGAACTACCATTAACAGTTTTTATAGTTTCACCACTAACTAGTCTTTCTTGTTTTGCAGCGTCTAATGCAAATATTTGTCCTGCTAATCTATTCTCTACATCTGTAGCTCTAATTTCTTCAGCTTCTATATCTGATTGTAGTTGTGTAACTGTATCAGTTATATCAGATGCTTTAGTATCTGTATATGCTTTAGCTGCACTAAGAGTTGCAGTATCTGCTGCTTTGTAATCAGTATCTAGTTTGTTAATAGCTGCTGCTACACCAGATAATTTGATGCCATTAGCTCCTACAGTTAAGTAAGAATCAGAAGTACTATCAATAGTAATGCTAAACTTATTATTCGCTAGACTTAAACCATTACCAGCCGTATATGTATCTACTAGATCACTAATATCTACAGGTACAGTTTGTTCCCCGTCCTCAGTTACAAATATAAAAATAAGGCTCTTCTTCTGTGGATCATAATAAGCTTGCTTTAAGAATCTATCTTTAGGTATGCTTATCTCACCAGCATTAGTAGAGTCTACCATCAATGTATAATGTAACTCATTATCAGGATCCTATACTAAGTTAACAGTAGAAACTTTACTTGATTGTAGATTGCTAATTAAAGTATCTTGTGCATCATTACGATCTGCTTCTACTACTATGGCATCTGCATTTGTTTTCTCAGCTGCTTTAGCTCTAGTAATCTCATTGTCTAATTTAGTATTAGTTGCAGTATCAGCAGCCTTATAAGCTGTATCCATTGCATTAATAAGATTCCTATTATTATCTTCAGCCTGAGTAGCTCTAGCAGTTTCATCAGCTATAGCTTGTGTATTAGAATTTATAGCATCAGTTAAAGAACCACCCTGTTCAGACATTTTAGCATCTACAGCCCATATTTCACCTTGTAACTGTTCTTCCGCTTCAATTGCTCTGTTCTGTTCTTCTACCATTCCTGAAGCAAGAGCTGTTTCAATTTCTATAGCACGCTTTGCCTCATCTTCTATTGCTTTAGCATTAGCTTTTTCTGCAGCTTCTGCACGTGCAATTTCATTTATAATACGGTTGAAGTTATCTCTTTCTGCAATAAGAGCTCTATCCTTTTCTGCATCAATGTCTTTAGACAGTTGTTCCTCTGCAGCTAATGCTCTATTCTTCTCAGTAACCTCTGCTTGTGTTGCACGATTTACTTCTTGTTGCAGTTCTAGTTTAGTAGCATAAGTATCAGCAGCTTCTACCTTAGTAAGATATGGAGATAAGTCTATATCTGCTTTATATTCTCCAAGCAGCTCCCATTCTCCATCTACATAGATATACTCTTTATAGAGATTACCATGAGTACCTTCACTATCAACTACTAGATATATCTTAGTAGTATCAATATCTTCTGTGGGCAGTTCTGATACTATCTTATATAAAGTTAGATCCAGTACACATGATACTACATTATCAGTAATATCTATGCCTGAACCAGCAATAAGTTTATCCTACTTAGTTAGTTTTAATGTCTCTATATCCTAACTTATGATAGCAATCCTACCGTCAAATTGACGTATCTCTTCATTCAGATGCTCATCAAAGTTCTTTAATTGTTGTTCTACCCATTTCTTTATTCTGTTTTCAAATTCAGGTAGAGTTCCTTGAAGTACTTTTATAGTCTCCCAATATCCTTCTGCATTCCATACCTTTATACTACCACCAAGTGGATCAGTATTAAGGTCAACCCAGTACATTACTTCATCAGGATTGGGCTATATATCACTTGCTCTAAAATTAACAAATCTTACCATCTTTATTTACCAAGCTTTAATATTTGTTTTCTAAGTCTTCCTTCTCTATATGATACATGTATCCATGAGTAGTCATTCTCATTAATAAGTTGATCAAACTCAAAGTTATCTCTGATTAACTCAAATAACTTCTTATTCTCTTCTTTGCTACCTGTTGTTATGTCAGCAGCTTCTCCTAATACATGTTGACTTGTCTTAGCCCCCTTAACTGCTTTATTTACTTCTGGACTGCGATAACCTGAATTAACTATAATAGGTTTACCATACAATTCTCTAAGCGGATCAAGTACCTTTTCTACTAGAGTAATTAGATTCTTCTCTGCCTACTCTGTAGGAGTATTATCTAATTTCTTAGCTGTAGCTGTAGCAGACTTTGTTAATTCTGCGATAGAAAAATATTTCATGTCTTATACCTCCATATGAATCCACCGGATTCTTTTGTTTTACCTAAACAAGAAGCTGAAATATTTTGTATAGCAATACCTGTACTTTTGGATGCTTCTGTTAAGCTGTTAAATTCTTTTATTAAATTCATATTATTGTCAAATTGTTGGGTTATTTTTCTACATTTAACATGTTCTGAATATCTATGTTTTTTCCCTCTATGAGAGTTTGCTCTTCTCTGTATACAGTCACCATAACTAGTATTGTATTTTGCGCTGCACCACTCAAGGTTTTCTACATTATTATTTAACTTGTTTTCATCTTTATGATTAACACAACGTAGTTCATTAGGGTTTTCTAAGAAAGTTTCTGCTACTAGTCTATGAACTGTTTTAGTGACTTTATGATTACATTTACATAAACTAACTTGCATATAATCTTTTCCTTTAGCTTGTTTTAACAGCTTTGCACTGCCTTTTCTCCTAATATGTCCAGATGAATTTATTTCATATAAACCTTCGTAATCTTTAATATCTTTCCACATATTGTTCAGTTTTTTATACTGAAACGGGAAAAGTATATCTAAGTTCTTGTTTATATGAAATATTTCATAAATATAATCCAACATATATCTTTTTAATTTGCATATCTTGTAGTTCTTGGTTGAGCATCATATACTACACTACCTAATAAATCTGCAGCTAAGTTCATTCCAAACTGTTTATCGTCATTATCTATCTCGTTTACTTTGGATAGAATATGGATCTACAATAAGTAGATCCACTCTAACAATTCTCTATCAGTATACTTAGCAAGTTGTTTGTTCATCTTTAATCTCCTCTGCACTAGTTTCGATTTCTTCAGTGTTCATGATCTTATCAAAAATAGGGTTCAAAGATTCTTGTATAACTGCTAAGAAGTTACCAGCTATAATGCCTTTAAGTACTTCTACATTTTCTTTAGTAACATCCATTTCACCATTATGATACAGTTCTCTAGATATTTCTAAACCTTCTTGACTTACTGCAGAATTATACAATAGATTTCCTAAATCTTTAGAAATATCAACTGTAGATTCTTCTCCCTCAATGTTCTTAATTGTAATGTTTCTAAAATCAATCAACATAATATTTAGTTTTAAAATTAATAATATTTATTAACGTTAAAAAGTGTTACATGTCTTACATGAATTACAAACTTTACAATCTATAATATTACACAGTGTTTCTAACTTCAACGGATTATCAGTATCAATCTATCTACCACAACCACAAATCATAGATTGTAGTATCTATCTGTCCTGTACGAAATCAGTTTGTGTTATTAGAAACTCTAATTCATTTATACATATAGCTGCTACCACAGACCTATTGTCTATGATAGCACTATATCTTAATTTATTGTCTACTTTGTTTGTCATTTTTAGAATGATTTATTAACAGCATATGTATAACTTCCTATTGTAGTCTTCACAAAATCTCCAGAATTTTTTACTACTCTTAATTCATTAGTCTAACTACCCATGGCGTATAACTCATTCTTAAAATATATAAAATCTATAGTAACATTACCTCCATTGTATAGTCGAATAGTATCACAACTTCCAAAACCGCCCGAATTAGGCAACATAAAACCGGGATCTAGTCTACTAGGTCCTTTGTGTATATCTACATTATAAGAAGTTAAGTTTACTATATTTAGCTAAGCCTATACCATTTGATCAGCCTAATATTCATCTGGGTAGAATTCAGGATCTGGAGTTGCAAAAGAAGCTGTGTATAAGTCTATGGTATTATTGGTTACAGTTACATCGTCCCTCTATCTAACTATATACAAAGTTTTAAAAGAATAATCATTAGGTATAGTTAGAGAATGTGTGGTAGTAAATGAAGTAACTTTATGAATTACAGCATTAGTACTAAATCTTCCCTTTACTGTTGCTTTATTCATTGTTACTTCGCCAGTAATCCCATTTACCTAGAAATTTGGATTGAATTTATTAGGTAATAAAGTAACTACAACATTCTCACTTAAATAGGTACTTGCAAGATTTACTACCAACTATAAACCATACTTTAGAGTACCACTTTGTATAAAACTTTTAGGTAGAGCATAAACTCCATCGTAATCCATTCTTATAGATTCTCTTACTCCACCTTCTGTCATATAGTTATATAATAGATATATGTTGGAATTGTTAGAAACTCCTTTCACATTTATATTAAATTCTGGAAGATCTTTATGACTACTTTGAGTCCATATTAAATAATCCGTTGTGGCAGAAGATGATGTCTTACCAGTAATGGTTATAGTATCACTTGTTATAGTTCCATTGTAATTACTACTGCTACTTTTAAAATTATATGTCCATATAGATGTATCTGTAAATGAAAATGGTTTAACAGTACTATTAAAGTTCTAATAATCGGTCGAATCTTGCCCAAGTGCATCAGTACCTTGCTTACTAAACATGTACTCTTTATTGAACACGAAATCTCCAAGTGTACCATTATCTGCAATCAGTAACTTAGTATACACTGCTTCAAAGTCATCCATCAATATCCAAGTAGCATTTATTCCATTAGAATTCCAATCTTGTTCTGGAGTAACTCCTAGATTTTGACCATTCCATGTAGTAGTTTTATTCATTACATAGAATGCTTCACCTTGTAATACAAATGGTGCTTGAGTATCAGTAGCTTCGTATGTCTTATTATGGATATAAGTTCCTGCTGGATATACAAGTCTTCCTCTTAAACCATTAGTACCATTTACACCATCATTACCTACCCATTTAACCCATTCATAATCAGTATAACGAGTACTTTCTACTGAACTAGTTTGATTATAAGCTAAACCGATATACTTAGTGTACATATTAGGTTTATCATATATCTGTGAATCAGATGTAGGCTGATCATCAGAGTACTTAATCCAAGTATATAGACTAACACCCGGTTCACCTGCAGCTCCATCTTCACCACTAATTCTAACAGGTTGATCCCATACTCCAATCAGTTCATCATTAGCAGCTATCTCAGCATGTGACATCCACAAGTATTCGTAGCTATTAACTACTGGTACAGTAGTAGTCCAACCTGCCGGATTTCTAACAGTAGTAGCAATACTAGGAGTATGACCTTTAGTCATAGACATAAATCTAAACTCTGTATGTTTACCATCTAAAGCTTCACCATTTTTACCATTTAACTGTATAACTTCAGACCATGTTTGTACTTCATCTTTAGGTCCATCTACCATACCAACACATTGCCACCATTGACCGTCTGAAGTAGTAGGATAATCTAACCATCCGTCTATGCCAGTAGTACCCGGTCTAGGATTCTTAAATGTTGGTTTAGCAGGTCTAGAATTAGATTTCTTATATACATAAGTACTCCAGTTAGGTACAGATCCAGATTCTCCGTCCTCACCATCTTTCAATACATATAGTGTCTCTTGGTCTACAAGTATACTGCTACTATTCCTTTGATCGTATAATGAGAATGTAATATAAGCTACTATACCACTAGTATCAATAGTATTATTAGCATAGTATCTCATTTCACTAGCATTATCAATCTTATAAGCAAAGTAATAACCATATGGAGTACTATCTACAGTAGTAGTAGAATCTCCTTCGAATAATCTTATACCACATGATACATTAGCCACAGACGGAGTACCATTCTTATTCACATGGATAGCACTTACAGATGGAGCTAACTGATATATCTTAGGAGTTTGACCATCAGCACCAGGTTTAACTTTAGTAATTGTCAAGGTTACGTCTCTTATATAAGTATTACCTTGATATATTGCTTTAACAGATACTGGCAGCCTTATTACTTCAGGAGCTGACTTATCAATAGCAGTTATAGTAATAGTACCTAATACAGACGACGTAGCTGTTACTCCCGCTACTTCACCCAATGTTGGGTTCTCATATAATGTAAGTTTAGTAGTTCCATAGTACATACTTACTGTAGATGTTACAGGTAATCCACTAACTACATTACCTTCAGAGTCACATGCTACAGCGATTATATCATTATCAAAGTCTGTAACTAAACCTCCTACACCATCTACTCCGTCTTTACCGTCACTAATCTTATAGATAGTTTCTTTATCTACTAACTATCCACCATTAGTAAGCATAAATATTATCTTCTTCTTAATTGAAGAAGTAGATATGTTTTGATCTATAGTATAGTTCTCGGCAAGCTCTTCATCAATTACATATTTAAATGCATAACCATTTGGTAATTGAGATAACTCTACTGTGTTAGCACCCTGTGTTTTCTTAATACCGCAAGTAATAAATACTACATCGGATACACCTTTCTTATCTACATGAATAGCATCAACAGAAGGCATTAATGAATACAGAATAGCATCTTCTCCATCAGCACCGGGTTTGATTTTATTAATAGTAAGATACGTAGTACGTTCCATCAATTCATTGTTATACACAGTACTAGCATCAATTGGTATACGTATTGTAGTATCTGTAGTATTAGCAATAGATGTAACAGTAATTATACCAGATTGTCTATCTGCAGTAGCTACAACACCTTCTGGAGGACGTACAGTTAATGAGCTTAGATTTAATTGCACAGTTCCATAGTACATACTTAGGGTTGCATTAAGTGGTAAACCACCTACTACATTACCCAAACTATCTGTAGCTACAGACTGTATTTCATTATCTAAGTCTAATACTATACTACCTAAACCATCAAGACCATCTTTACCATACTTAGCCCACAATGATGGTCCAGTGTATGCTCTCCATCTGCCTCCTCTGAACTTTCTTTGACATACCCATTCATATGGATATTCTTTTGTTACTCCTATTGGATCATCTGACCAACCTCCTGGAATGTATTCTATACCTTCAAAGTCACCGGTTTCCTGATATGCATCTGAATTAGTATTGTTTGGAGTTGGATTATCTGGGTCATTATTAGTAGTAGTTCTATAGAATATATACTGTACACCATCTCCATCCTAACCATTAGCTCCCCATTTAGACCATAATGCAGGTTGACTGAATGGACCCCATTTACCATCTTTCTTACTTCTGGTACTAACCCATTCTCCTTGATAAGTAGTAGTCACTCCTCTAGGAGTATCAGTCCATCCTAAGTCAGTAGGTACGTAATCATCAATCTATTCACTAGTTGGAGTATCAGGTCTATCTAAGTCACCAGCAGTTGCTGTACGCTTATATATAAATTCATCTGCTTTTCCGTCTGCACCCGGTTTACCATCAGCACCAGATATCTTAATTGGAGTAGACCAATCCTCTACTATATCTGGATTAGAAGTAAATGTTCTATCTGACATCCATATTGGAGGAGTCAATTTCTGATCATTACCTTGCCATCCTTCTGGATATACTACTTCATTAGTTTCAGAATCCCATGATCCACCTACTGGTTTTTCAGGTTCTTCTTCACTAGATTTATATGCAAATACAGTCTTATAAGATACTCCGGGTAATCCTTCTCCCGGTTCTCCTTGAGGACCTGATTCACCTGTAATTCTAATAGGACCTACCCATTTATCAACAAGATCATCATTTTCGTCGATTAACGCATTAATCATCCACATGAATTCACCTTTGATCAATGTTGGCGGTTCATCTGTCCATCCTTCTGGAAATCTCACAGTTCTATCCAATGGAGGTGGAATAGTCTCAGCAGCACTCTTAGCATACTTGAAGTCCATATAACTATTAGTCTTACCGTCTTCACCTGTACATTGTACTGGATCTGTCCAAGTAGCTACTGTGTCTGTACTACCATCTACTAAACCCATTGACATCCACCATCTACCAGTAGATCCCGGACCATCAAACCAACCGTCAATACCTGCTGCTCCCGGAGTAGGTATAAAGAAGTTTGGTTTACTTGGTTGTAGTTCTGATTGTTTGAATACCCATGTATTCCAATTTGGTTTAACTGATTCTCCCGGTTTACCGTCTGTACCATCTTTACCGGGCTCACCTTTCTCTCCCGGAGGTCCTTGTATACCTCTTTCTCCCTGTATACCTTTTTCTCCTTGTGGTCCTTTAAATAATATCCAAGTATAATCTACAGGATTTGAACTAGGAGTTTCTACAGCTTGGTTTTCAGCAATACCTATGTGTGTAGTATCAGCTTGCGGTTGCATAGTCATATTAAGACCACTAGCATTATTGGCGTATCTAATCCAAGTATAATTACTTACTGAACCACCACTACCTGATCCTTTTTCTGATAAGTCTACTAACTTCTGTCCTATTACAGCAATGAGTTTATCCTAAGTAGAATCATAATATATCTGACCATTCTGATAATTACCACTAATATTACATTTAATATTCTTAGCAATGTCTAAACACTGCGGTAATACTAAAGTATTATTCAGTATAATAGTACCATTAGATATACTACCTCCATCAAAGAACAATACGCAGTTTTCTGGTATCTGTATTGTTTGACCTTGTAGGTTATAATCATACTGTATTCTATAAATAGTACCAGCCCTATTTATATCTGACTGTTGAAGTAGATTGATATTATTAACAATACGTTTACGCAATAACTTTCTACCCAAACCACTAAATTGATTTGGTACATATTCTTTATCTGCAAACTTAAGGTTGAAGTCATAATCTACCATTATGTCTTCACCATCAGCAGATATTGCACTTACTGGTTGCCAATATGCCTTATTAGTAATACTAATGTTGACAGGTACTTCCTTTATAGATATAAAAGACTTATAATCATTATCATAGACTAAACAAAGTCTATCATACTATTTAGAAGAATCATGTTTACCGTCACATGTAAGTGTAACTTTACCTAATAATTTCGTATATTCCATTCTAAAAAATTAATTCTGTTTCTGGTTTAATAAAGTCTTTAACATCTGGTGCATCAAAAGTAATTTGATTATCCTTAGAATCCACAAATGCATTGGGATAATTAGCATAATCTGATATCACTACAATATTGCCATGATAGTCTAACGCAATATATAGGAACTATTTTAATTCATCACATGTGCACATATTCTCACAATTTACATACTCCATTAACACATGTTCTACACCCTGTATTAACAGTTTTAGTATTAATATTAACGTTCAACAATTTGCATAAATCCAAGTAAAACTATAGTGCTTCTTTATTATGAGCAGTAGCAATAGCCTATTCTAATAATTGCCTCTTAAATACTATTAGCATTAAAAGTTGCATCTATCTATCATCTAAACAAGTTCGACAATACTTACGCAACATCTTTATCTCTGCATTATATAAGATATTAGGATCATAGTATACACCATCTACATAGTCATTAGCGTAATACTCAGTAGTAACAAACATCTTAATATACTTCATATTAGTATCAAATTCTGATAATACATCAGACTCTACTGTTATTTCATATGCATATATTGTTGTTACTTCCTTCTCTTCGCCTTCACGTACAATCTCTTTATAAGATATTCTAGCGTTATTATAGTTCAACACGTAATCATGATTGTCTGGATTCTCGCAATATATATTACCTATATTATGACATTCGTCAATGTATAATACTATATCATTAGTATTTACTATAGATATATTAGTATACACACTGAATACCATTAGATTATCCTTTATGGTTACATTAAATATTTTATTCATAATATTAAAATAAAAAAGTGGAGCGGGGAGATATACTCCACCAGCCCCACTTCATGATTGATTGAATTAATTCTATTAAGCAGCTTCTCCTGATATGAAAGCTTCAATACCTTTAGCAACAATTGAATTTGTGAAACCTTCAGCTTTCTTAACATAAACCTCAGTTGTCAGAGGAGTAGTCTTGATATACTGATTATCATTACTAAGATATTTGTTGTCGTTTTCGATAGTGATATAGTTGTATTCTACACCTTCTTCTACCATTCTCGGCTGTTCTACAATAGGATAAGCACCTGTAAATACATGTCCCTGGTAACCCATGAAACGTACTTCAGCGTCTCTCACCTGCTTCCAGTAACCTTTGCCCGGTGTACCTTCAGTCTTAGTAATAGTTGCACCCGGAATAGCTTCTGGGTAATTGCTCAAGATAGCTCCCGGAATAGTAACATACAGACTAGCTTCCATGCTTACTGTAGAGTATTCAGACAGTGAATAAACTCCTTCATTATCATCTTTTTCCATTGCAGTCAAAGTGATAACAGAATTAGAAATAGTAGCGTTAATTCTACGATTTGCATGTTTGTTGATCTTCTTAACAAGGGCAGCAGCCAGAGCAGAAGCATCTGTGCTAGTAGCGTATACTTCATAAGTATGAGTAAACTGACCCGGAGCTTCATACATATCTTTGTAAACCATTCTCAGAACATATCTGTGACCAGCTACGATAGTTGCATCAGTCAAAGTGATAACAATTTTATCCTGAACAGGAGCAACATATTCGCCAATAACAGCGCTAGGTTTTGAGTCTTTCTTGATTTCATTACCAAATTTGATATTAGCTTTCTGAGCAACTGTACCATCAGGCATAGTTACGCTAACTTTATTCTGAGCTACACCTACATACAATGAAGTAGCATTAGCAGCTTCAGCGGCAGTTTTCAGGATAGCTCTATTCTGGTCGAACAAAGCAACATCACCTACAGCCAAAGCATCAGCAGTAGTATATAATGCAGGGATATTTTTACCGATTAATACGATATCTACGTGTTGAATCATAATTTAATTTTTATTTTTAGTTTAACATAAATGCGCGCTCATGTAAACTTAGTTCATCTTCTACTTTCCTTATTTCAGATTTCCACGTCAATGAACGCATTAGTTGTTGTCAGATTTACCTGACTATTGCATAGAAGCAGCTTGCTGTATATACATCATTACAGCTGCATCTACAATTTCTTGGTGAGTATCAACTGGTAATTCAGTGTACTCTTCTGTTAGTTTATTACCTAAATCTTTAGCATTTCTTAAGTAAGTTAACTGGTATTCGTTTATGCCGTAATTACCATCTGTTATCAGTACTATTTTGCCATCTGTATATAATCTAACTGGTCTAGCTTGATTGTGATGTAAGCGATATTCTGATAAACTATTGTTCAGTATTCTGTCAACTGTTTCAACAGTAGCTTCAATTACATCAGTGGAATTAGAAACCAAGGCAGGACATTTGTTACTATAAATATTAATAGACGCTTGCTCCCCTAAGGTATACATATATCCTTCTGGGTAGTCTGTTGACCATCTATTACCTGTTCTTGTAAAGTCAATGCTAACATATTTATCTGTTTTTACTAGAGTACGTAACTTATCAGATAATTCTTGATTAAGCTAAAACGCTCTATATAACTGTTTAACATATTCGTCTTTAGCTCTATTTATATAGTAGAATATAGTATCTGAGTTCAGTTTACTCATAATATTATAACCCGGTATAATATTATTCAACTATCTTTCAAATGCTATTTGAAATGCTCTCTCAGTCATAATTATTCAGATAATTGGTTCAACTATAATTTACTAGATGTTCTTGGTGATTCAATGTTTTCTAATGCTATTACTACAGCTCTATTGATAACCTCATTCATTACATCTTCAGGTAGATCTAATTCTTCGTCTAACTGAGTATAATCAAACTCTTTAGGTTTCTTTATATAAGTAACATTAACTGCATACTTATTGCTTGATGGTTTAAAGCTATCTGATATCTACATTACTGGATCTACATAGATTTTCATCTTGTTATCCTCTAATGTAGCTACAGGTACTTCAACCCAAGGTATGTTATTATATGTTTGTTTAAACAGGTTCGCATTCTCATGGTCTACTATTAAGCAATTAGTAGATGAACCTTTAAACATAATTACTGCAGATAATATAGTTACTCTTCTACCACCATCATGTATATCATCTATTACGAATTCATTATACATAGAATTGTTAGCAAAGATATTCTCATCAGTACGTACTAAAGCATCCAGCTCAGATATACTTTGGAGAGATCCTTCGAAACTCTGTCTTAATACATTGTTTCCACTTATCTTATTACTAATTATCTCATTTTGAGCCTAATTAAGAAAGATATCTATTTCCTCAGGTAAGAATGCAGGTGAGCCACCATAGGCAACTCCCTGAGCATTCTTATCTAGGATAACTTTAAACTAAATATGTGCAGTACGGTTATTCATTACTTGGACTTGATTTCATTTAAAATTGCCATCTTAATATCATTGTTTTTCTTGTCCTTCAAATAAGCAATTACGTCTTCCAAACCATTACCAATAAGGTCTGTACCAAAGTAATATTGAGCTCTATTCTTTCTAATGATATTCTTAGCAATAGCTTCTTCAATCACAAAGTTAATTTCTTTGTTTGGGTTTTCTACCCATTTCATGATAAACTTCTTTGGTGATTCTTCAATCTGTTCTGTCAACTTAGCTTCAATCAACTCATTTGACATAGTATCAGATTTAATACCATAAAGTCTAAGACATTTACGCATATCTTCAATAGACATCTTATCCATTTCTCTATATGCTTCACGTTTGATCTTATTGATCTTGTTAGCTTCTTCAGCTTCACTGTCCCTATTAATCATTACATAATCAGTAGCCGGTGTGATCTTATTCAGTCCGTTTGCTACTCTCTTATGTCCTTTAAGGAACAAATATTTTAGTTCGTCTTCAGGTCTATCAGTATCTAGTATTACATCCTTTTTGCCAACTTTAACAGCAAAAGTATCCCAAAATGAACTATTGGGTGCTAGTTTACCTTGTTCGAAACCAATTTCTTTTTCTAATCTCTCTGCATCTTCTGCAGTCAATCCAGTATAAATGTTACCAGATCTGGTCCAGTATGAACTAATATAGTCATAACATGTAGACCATTTTGTAAGCCCAGTCCACGGGTTGGCTTTAATTATTCTAACGATTACTTCCATAATATTTTAATTAGATTGTTCAGTTAGTTATCTTTATATTTCCAGATATACTTAAGGTTTGAGAAGGATCTAGGTGTTAATTTACCATATTCTCCTTTCAATTGTCTTTGTATTGATCTTCTATCACATCCTGTAGATCTACTAGCTTCTATAATGGAAGGAAATTCAGCAATTATTTCTCCAGTATGTTTGTTTATCTGACACACAGATTTTGCTACTTTCATTCCATTTTCTCTAGCTATCTCTAACATCTTACCAGTTAACTTGTCTCCAGCTTTAAATAGATGTTTTTCTGCAGCTTTTCTACATGCTTCTGATATAATATGCCCACCTTTATCCTTATTGTAACCTTTATCAGGATTAGTAGAATCATAGTAAGATATCCAATATCTTTCTCTCTTATCTATTTCTTTAGGATTACCTTCTATAGTTTCTATTAACTCTGGTATGAAGTTTTGAATTCCATGCTCTCTCATTGCTATATAGAGTACACAAGATAAATCATTGGGGCGTTTGGATACGAATGCATGAGATATGTGATCGGAATATCTTCTCATTATATCCCTTTTAGTTTGACCTATATAAACCTTATTGTTTGTTGTATCTGTAATTTTATAAATATTTCCAATCATAGTAGTATGTTTTTTTAATTTCACATACTACTATAACGGAATATTTTAGTTAAGGTTCCTCAATCGCGGCGAAATTATTCTGCCTCCATGATCAATTCTCCGCATGCTCTGGGGTCGCGGAGCATAATACCCATTTCACCAAGGAAGAATACAGTATAACCGTCCTTACCATTAGATCTAAGAGTACTCTTTGAGTTAGCGTAACCAGTTGGAGCAACAGCACCACCAGTGTACCAAGTTACAAACTCACGGTCTTTACGAACTACTTTTACAATGTTAGCTTCACCATCACGTCTACCAAGATCAAGGAATGTCATACGATATGATTCCAGAGGTTTCAGTGTGATAGGATGCAACATACGATTGTAAGTAGTATCATCATACAATGGGAAATACTTCAAAGTAAGTTCGATACCGTTAGTCATCTTGTAAGTCTTGAACTGACCACCAAAAGTAAGACTATCACCAGAACCTGTTACAAATACTGTATCAATCAGATTCATATTGATCATCTTTTCTTTCAATACTCTGTCGAATTCTCTCATACCCATTTCACCAGTCAAGGCAACAAACTTACGTTCGTTAGTACCAAGTACATTGTAAGACAGGTCGAACAAGAAGTCTTCCAACAGTTCTGCACTCAATCTAGTGTAGTAACGTCTGTTAGATGGAGCAATCTGTTCCAACAGACCAGCACCAATAAATACTGGACGACCGTTAGTACCTTTCAAGTTACAAGAACCATCTTTGTTTACATTATTTTTCATGTAAACCAGCATTCTTTCACATCTCTTATACCATTCTCTCATTGCAACCCATTCCTGATAGTCTGCCCACAGATATGATTTCTTACCTGTTTTAGGATCTTGCAGAGCGATTGCCATTACTGTTGAATATGCTGAACCAGTAATATCATAGTTAATACGAATTGTCGTCAGATAATTACGCATTTTGAAATGAGTATTATAGTTCAGGATATCACCTTCTTCACTGTATTCTTCTACAGCAGAAGCAAGACGAGATACCTGACATCCAGCTTTCAGATATTCAGAAGGGATGTAAGATGTAGGGTTACCATCTGCTACAAAGCAAGTGTATACCCAAAGATTGCCATCCTGATAAGGTGCACCTGATACGCGTACTTGGAAATCTTTATTATCGAATTCCAGAATAGCAGTAGGTCCAAACCAGTTATCTTCCAACCACAACAGGATAGGTGTATTACCCAAACCAGCTGTAGAGTCATCAGTAATAGCAGCACCATTCCATTTTGCGTCTCTAATTGTTACAGCTCTATCAGCATCAATCATTACGCTCCATTCCCAGCTTGGCTGATCAATGGTCATTACATTACCAAGACCGCCAGTGAGCATATCCAGAGAAGTCTGGTAACCGTTATCCTTAGTACCAAATACATAAGACAATACGGTAGCAACCTGATATGGATTCTATTGTGAAGCTGCACTGATCTTAGCAGTGTCAATCAAGTCTGAAAACCATTTACCTTTGTATAAAACTAAGTTATTTAGAATATTATTATCCATAAAATACTAGTAATTTTAATTTAATTAGTTATTATTAATTTGCACGTAGCATTCGTGCAGCAGAACTCCAGATATCAGTATCATTCGAGATCTCTTGTTTTTTAGTCTTTCTACTTACTCCAGTTCTATTTAGACTTTCTTTAAATTTGTTAATAGCTTTGGTAGAACCTTCGCTCTTAGCAGCCTTCAATAGTGTGTCTCCCTTCATAGTAAAGTAAGCAGACTCAAGTAAGTTCTTTACGCTTTTGGACCAATCCTTTTGGAATTTTGTCATGCCATCAGCGTCAGGCTTAAATATATATTCAAGTAATACCTGTTTATCTTTTTCAGGTATTTTAATACCACGAATATTATCCATGCCTTTTATTTCAGTGACAACGTTCTGGAAGTATTCCTGTTGACGCTTTGCAGCTGCCTTAGCTTGGTTTTCTTGATCTTTCAATAGCTGTTGTTTCTTTTGCTCTTTAATCTCTTTAAGAGCTTCTAAAGCATCTTCAGCTTCGTCTTCAAGCAACCCAGCATCTTCATACTTAGTTAATTTCTTGTCTATTTGTTTAGTGCTGAAACCCTTTTCTTTCAAAAACTCTTTCAATACCAATTTCTGATTAACTTCGTCATCTTCAATGCTAATCTCATTAAGGTCTAGTTCACCTTCAATTTCAAAGTAATCTCTAAGATTTCCACCATTTTTAACAAAGTTATCCAAAGCTTCAACTTCTTCACTTGCATATTGTGGTACTGAATTCTCTTCAATTACTGCTTGAAAGTAATCAACAAGTTCTTCTGGAGTAGAAGGAACTTCATCATCTTCGCCTAATTCCCAACCCATCTTTTCAGATATAGCTTCAAAGAATGTAGTTACTGTGTTGTCATCAGTAGTATCATCAGTATCTGCATCATCGTCATCATCTACATCTTCTTCTTTCTTAGGTTCAGGTTCAGTTACTTCTTTTTCCTTCTTACCTTTTTTAGTCTTTGCAGGTTCTGGCTCAACATCATTGTCGTCATCATCTGCATCATCATTGTCTTCTGGTTTACGTAGTTTTTCCAGTTCTTCGTCTGTCAAAGGCTCACTAGCATCATTATCAATATCGGTTTTATCATCCTCTTTGCCAGTACTTGTTTCAGTTTTAAATACATTACCTCCTGGCATGAAATCTTCAAAGATTTCGAAACCGTTTAATGTTTCTTTTTCCATAATTATATATAATTAGATTTTATTTGTTGTTTAAAATGCATTGACAAAAATATTTCAATTCTTCAATACTCTTATCACTCTTCATAATATTCACATACGCACATACCAATTGAATATTATCTTTTGTATACCCTTTGTTACTATCTATTCTATCAATAGAAATATTGGTAGAATGTTTTCCTTTACCTACAATAGTACTCATCTATAAATTAGTTAGTGCACAAAGTCCAGATTGTTTATTATAGAGATCTATAAGAAATTCTAAATCTATATCGAATTGTAAGTTACGTCTATTTTTAGTTTTACGAACTCTAGTTTTACAGCCGTTTAATAAAGATCCCAAGTAAATATTTATATCTATATTTTTGCTATTGATTCGCGCAGCTTTCTTATAATCGGCTACACATTTTTTACACTAAGTAGATCTACCTAATCTGGCTGTATTCTATGAATTTAATTGAAATTGATCAATATCTTTGTATAAACCGCAAGTTCTACATATTAATTGACCGCTTTCATTAAATCTGGTCAAAGTTCTATTACTTGGAGTATGCTTACTACATTCTATACAAATACCTTTAAATCCGCATATTGCCTATTTATTATGATGAAAATTATCAGCATTCATTACTTTATACTACTGACACTTATTACATAATTTATAAGTTACACCATCTATCACCTAGAATATCTGTTTTCCTAACTTTCTATTGTAAGTTTTCATTTCCTTTTCTTTTTAGCCCATTTGCGGGCATTAATAGCAAAGGTAGCCCTTTTTCTAGTTAAAGGATTTTTGCTATGTTTTAATTGCTCAAAAGATTTACCTGTCTTTTTAGAGGTTGCTGTTAGTTTCCCTCTATTCTTCTTCTTTATGTGTATCCCTCCGTCCTTGTGGTTCGGTATCGGATACTGTGGCATTATCATTGCCATGTCTATCAGATCGCTCATTTTTGATAAAGTATTTATTGATTAATTTATTCTTTCTAATTGTTGTTATACATAGCAGCTGCACCTAAACCAAGTAAAGGAATAGCATTGAACCATCTAGTATATTTGTTAATGTTATTAAACTGTCTACTAGCTCTGGCTACTTCTCTCATAGAATCTATATTTGATACTTCTTCTATTACCTTCTTCATCATTTTGGGAGATACTGCTTGTCCTCTTCTACTAATGTGACCGTTATTAAACATATATTCTCTAAGTTGATTCATATGAGCTTTCTGTTCTGTTGGTTGAGTAAAATACCAATCTCTATTATCAATACCATTAATAATATCTTTGCTCATCTAATAGAACATATTATTGCCCGCATCTGCACTAGGTAAATCTCCAGCTTTTAACATATCAGTATAATGACTCTACTCATGTTCTGTAAGATAATTTCCTAGTTTAGTTCTTTTAGGATTAATACCATAATAGAACTCTCCGTTGTTATCCATGTCTTTATACATAGTACCTGTAGCAGAACTTAGCTTATCATTTATTTCAGCTAATTTAGGAAGTTTTGTAGGATCATCATTATACGCATTTATTATATCAGCATATGCGGTAGTATAATCATCTCCAAATTGTCTTTTAACCTAATTAGCTCTGGTAATATATTCTGGATCATCCATTAGTCTTTCAGCTGCATTGTAACTCTGATTAACCGCTTTAGTACGTTTTGCTAAATCTTCTGCGCTAGTATTAATTATATTATCTAACTAATTATTAGTTATATTTTTATTTACAGAAGTATTAAAGTTATGACCATAACCTCCCTTGGATTTTGTTTTAGGAGTAATTCCTTTATATTTACTTCTAAACTGTTTAACAGTCATCGGCATGAACGGAACTAACCCTAACGCAGCTAAACCTGCTCCAGACCAATCCCTATTACTAACAGCATCATATACATCATATGCAGCAACTGCATCACCTACTGGTGTAAAGTTAGCAGCATCTTCTAGGTCTAATAATGGTTTCAATCCTCTAACTAATGGTCCACCTGTAAATCTATCAATTTCATCTGTACCATTATTATAGTAGTCATATACCTGTTCTTCAGTATACTTTCTACCATATCTATCACTATAAAGTTTACCTTTATATGGTATAGGTTCAATTATAGTAGGTTTGTTAGTTGGAGGTACTTCGCCACCCTCTTCATATGATTTAAAGTCCCAGTAGCCTTTACCGGGATTTTGCTCCCGGTAAGACTTTAAGCTCTGCATTCTCTATTTAAATGCTTCTCTATCCATAATCTTTCAATTATTTCTTTCCACCTTTGCCCTTTTTAGAGCCTGACTTTTTACCTCCACATGCCATAATGTTTCCTCCTATTTAAATATGTTAAATCCTTTTCGTTATTATAAGCTTCTTTTTCAAAGCTTATATTTCTATAAGCATTACCCTTCATAAATAATCTTACTAGCCATTCACAAAAGTAAATCAGATAGAAAGGTATATATAACAATTCTTTCATTTGAGCTGTATGTATACTTTCATGATTAATATCTTTCTCAGACATTTTCATACCTTTGCGTACAAAACACAAACCAAATAGATTAATTGCTTTAAAACCTTTAAATGGTATTAAATTATTATATATTAGTTTCATATTACTTCTCTCCCACTACTTTATTGCGAATCGCGGTCTTTGCTTTTAGTTTCTCACGCTCCATAGCAGCGTCATCTTTCATCTTCTATAGTTCTTTCTGAAATTGTAGTTTCTATTTCTCTAAAGCTACTTTCTTTTCTTCTATATCTTTCTTCATCTGCTGCTCTCTTAACTTAGCATTGAATTCAAATTGTTTAGAAGCTTCTTCAGATGCTTGTTTTCTTTCTGCTAATGCTTGAGCTGCAATCTCCATTGGATCTGGAATTCCATTGTTATTCTGATCCATATCTTCTGCACCTCTATATGCATTAAGTTGAGCTACTGTAATCTTAGTTGCATTATTAGAATCTATTTCATATTTCTTAAGATCCATTTCTGCTTCCTTGATCATCAACTCTTCTTCCTTAACTTCATTCTGCATCTGAATCATCTGTTGTTCTCTCTGAGCTTGAGCCTCTTCCATAGCTTGTTGCTGTTCCATACGTTTCTGCTCAATCTCTTCAAGTTTGTTTCTAATCATCGTAGTATTATCATTAGTAAAGATTTCTACTACATCAAGCAGACTAGCACCATTTTGCATAGCAGGTTGTATAAGACTTCTAAGGAACTCAATATTCTGTTGATTCTTAGTAGAATCATCTACAAATATATCAAAGTCTTCATATGGGAAGTTATCTGATAGCGTTAAGAATGCTCTAGTAGCGTCATCTAATATGTACTGAAGATGAGTCTTACTACCATCTTTCCAAGCCCATTTAGCTGTGTTTAGCAGCATATTCAAACACTCCCTCTTCACTTGATTATGTGTCCAGAACCAAGGTTCTGTAATAAGTGCTGATTGCTGTACTGATCTTTCTACATTACCTACTAACTCATTAGATGATATTGAACCTTCACGTTGTTTACTTACTCCAGATATTTCAGATAACATAGATTCAATCTTATCCATGAGCATAATATACTAGTTGATAGTATTAGCCATAGTAAGATCTAATGCTGTTATCTGGTTGAATTGAGATGGTTTACCACCTTCTCTACCCGGTATATCCCAACCTTCTTCATATGGGTTAATAAAGTTAACACCAAGTGCAGATAGATAATGCATCCATTTAGATACATCTATGTTCATAGATTTAGGTATCTAAGTAATATCCATATTTACTACCTTGCCCTTATCTCTAGCCATTGCAAGTTCAAGACGATACCAGAGTACAATATACATATACTGTAATGGTTTCATCATACTTACTAAAGATCTTGGTCTACTGTTAGTATTATTATATATTACTCCAGTATAAGGCAATCTTTGTGCATTAGGATTATCAGATGATACATATTGATATTCAACGGGTTCTATGCCTATATAGAGATCTTCTCCAGCTCTATATCCTTCCCATGTTTCAATGATCCACTTCCATTCAACAGATATTTCCATACCTGTTTCTTTGTATGTTTCATCTACTTCATATGTCTCAGGCATACCTGTTTCTGGATCAATTATAGTAACAAACCCTATCTTCTTGAATGATTTCCAACATACATGATATACTTTGATATTATCTCCACTTCCATCAAATGGGTTAGAGCTAAAACCATTAATAGTATGAGTTTTAATATGCGGATAATCTAATGATGTTTTTCTTACTTCAGGATTAATACCTCCCTTAGCACTATCACTCATCATATCAAGTAACTCATTCAACTGTTTCTCTGTCATCTTATCATACAGTCTATCATACAGTTCAGTTACTGGCATATTCATTTCATAGCAACACCATTGTGCTTCATGAATAAACTCTAAGTCTGATGTTTCAGTGTCATAATCAAAGTAAATAGGATTGATACGTTCTAGACACGGTTCTCCATTTACTATACCTATATAGTATATTTCTTCCCCACCTACTAATGCATCTTTCCAACCTTTAAAGAACTCATGATTAATGTTGAGTTTATTCTTTAAGTACATAAGACTATGATATGCAGTAATCTCTGCAATATCCTTATAGTCTTTACTCATGTATTTCTGTATCTGTTCTGGTGGCATAATTTCACCAGATTGCAAAGCTTCTTGGTATCTAGCCTATTCTTCAGGTCCTAGTTTACTCATGATGGTAGCCTGAATATAGTCCAGCAACATCTGTTTAGCTTTTTCCTGTAACTCACTAGTTGCTATCTCACTAGTACGTACTACCTTAAAGTTAAAAGGTCTTTTGGTTTCTTCACTTAATAGTAGGTCTATCTTTGGCTTGATTATATTATAATCCTAAGCCATTGCAGGGAAACCGTCCTATTGTTTAAATGGGTTAGTAACATACTTAAGATCTTTCTCATTGTATATACTATTGTAAAGATCATAGTAAGTCTACATCTCTTCCTTGCGAGTTCTGGTATTGCCATTCCTAGAACCTCCTTGACTGTGACCTATAATGTAATCTACACAAGATTCTCTCCAGTCTTGAGTCTTCTTAGACATTGGCAATTTCTGTATAGGAAATTGATTGATATTTTTCATAGTTAAAACATATATGCTTCTATATTATCATTAGTAATATCATCGTCATGATACCACTCTTGAGTAAAGATAGGTCCATCAAATAGTACCCTATCTCTATTCTCTTTTTTCTTCTCTTTAACCTTTAGATTATAGAGTTGTTCTCTATAAATCATTACCTGCATCAACGCCATGACTCTATCGAAGTTTCCTGTATCATTATAGCTTATAAGTTCTTCTAATAGCGGCTCTGATAGTATGTTATGTAGGTTCTTTTTACCGGGAGCTTGTTCGTCATTTAACCAGTCTTTTATTAAGCCTTCTCCCCATTGCTTAATCTGTTTGTTCATATGACAACCTTTCTTCCTCTATACTTTAGAATTACCTACAATATCAGATATAATATCAGGTTGATCAGCAAGTAAGTAGTCACAATGTTTAGCAGTAAAGTATGGGAACAAACCTTTACGTTCATTTTCATACATTATTCTACCATTATAGTAAACTGCTAGTTTACGTAGGTTCTCGTAGTATTCTTCGGCTGTTGTAGGGCGTCCAGTATATTCAGCAACAATTATATCATAATAGTTTTCAAAGCTCTAGAATCGCTTGTAAACGAACGTAGAGCCTAATGAATTAGTACCTGACTAGTCATGATCATATGGGTCTACTCCAAGTATGTATAAACCAATAGGAGCATCCTTTACAGGGTGTTCCCATATAACTATAGATCCTGTTGGATCATCATCTTTTTTCAATGGGTAATGCGTGATATCACCTGTTTTCTTCAGTACCCATTTGATAGAACCATTAGCATCCCATATTAAATCTCCTACCTATTTGTGATTACTTAAGTGTTTATTTATACGTATATTTGCTAATTGTTCTTGTAATTCTTTCTTAGGGAATATGTTACCTCCAAATTCCAAACAAGCTTCTTGTGGTGTTATACAGTGTTCAGCTACATAACGGTCTACTGCTACTGAGTTAGTAGCATTCTCTATTACTTTCCTACGTTCAGCTAATATATACTCTACAGACTTCTTATATAATGTATTACCATCATCATCCATGTAAACACGTTTACCATTCTCATCACGGAAGTCCATATTAGTATACTGAGGAATAAAGAATCCACACAGTTTATCAGAGGGAGTTTCATCCCATATATTCTTAAATCCTAAACAGTTATAACCATCTGGATTATAGAACATATCTTTCAGTGTTTCAAAGTGACTATCTTCATCACCACCTGTACCAAATGCAATCATTGTACCAAACGCAATACCATCCTGTTCTACAGATGGTCTAGCAATTTGCCATGCTGCACCTAATTCTGAGAAGGAACCAGCCTCTTCAAATATAATAAGTTTACCAGCTTTACCACGAACTACGTCTGGATTATCTTTTAGAGTAACACCAATGATTTCTGATTTATACCCACTCTCAACCTCATTACCGTATTCATCTTTAGTAAAGAAACCGGCACGTTTACGCATCTGAGTATTAACAGATCTCTTCTTACCCCAAGCTGTATTCTTATCTATAAAGTCCATATAGTCCCATGCTTTAGTAAGAATACCATCCTCTGTTAAGTATTGCTTATTACTAGCATAGATATATGTTTTACTACCTGCAAATAGATAGTAGTTACGACATGCCATTGCTGCATTCTTATATGAATAACCCTTACGTCTACTCTTCAGTGCACATAAGTGTTTACTTTGTTCTTCTGCATCTTCTACTGCTAAGAAGAAGTAATAGTCATAGTCATAGAAGTCTGGGAACTACAAATCACGTGTTTTCTTAGTAGTTGTAGATCCGTCTGGATTAGTAATTGTAGTATAGATAATCCTTTGAATAGGACAGAAGTTTAAATAAAAATAGTTATACCCACTAATGAAATCTCCATCATCAGCAGTATAACCATACTTACATCTATCCATCTATTCATCCCAGTATTTAAAGTATTCTGAAGTAGACTCAGGATATGGGCAGTATCTTCCAGTAGATAGAAATGTTAACGCAGGCTATCTAAATTTATCAGAATTTAATATTTTTTTTTCAAAATCAACCATTTTTGAGTTCTTCTATAGTCAGATTATAATAGTGTAATTTTCTATGACAATTAGCACATAATACAACACATTTGTCTATCTCTTCTTTTATTTTATCATAACTATGCGTAAGCATATGAGATACTTGATACTTTTTATCTTCGATATGATGAAAGTCTAAACATGCTACATCTGTTTCTCCGCATATACAGCAGCCATCTTCCTTGAACTTCGTCATATACGAACTCTTACATTTACGCTGTTGTTTTGAACAACTTTTACACTTCTTTATTCTATGAGGATTTGTATTACTATATGCTTCGTCAATATCTACAATTTTGTGGCAGGAGTTACAATATACTTTAGAATTATCCTCTAAATATTGATCTAATTCTGTTTTTATACAAACATTTTCATAAGAACAATTTAAAGTATTGCCATCTAAATATAGACAGTTTTCACGCAATGCCTTATCTCCATATTTTTGATAGGCTTGTAACTTAGATAAATATACTAACTTGTTGCTCTTAGCTAAATGAAATCCTAATAAGTTTCTTCCATTCTTTTTCTTCTTTACAAAAAGAATTCTATCAAATGGTACTGTATTTAAAAACAATCTTCCAGTTTTATCTACTCTGTATCCTAAATTGTAAGCTAATTCCGTACTGCTCATTACCTTATACTATAATGCCCAGTAGCTAAATATAGCGCTGGGCTTTTAAAAAATCACTATTTTTGATCTATTTACTGAAGTCTACCATATATAAAATCTTCAAATTTCTATCTCTATGTCTCTATAAATTCTTTCCATACGATGTATTCATCATAAGACATCCAATCTCCAATTATGTTGGGATCTTCTTCTTTAGTAATTATTCTCTTATCGTTGTCTTTCATTGAACTTCATTATGTTGCGGGAGACAGATTCGAACTGCCGTTCTTTAGCTTATGAGGCTAACGAGATGCCACTTCTCCATCCCACAATGCTGCGGTTTAATCAATACCAAGCAACCGCTAACTCGCCTACTTACGATTAGGACCATTATGAGCTGTGTTAATTTATAAGCTTTCTTATATAAATTAGTGACTTAGGTGTTTACGTTGTATGCGCGACATACTTCAATATCTTAATATTTTGTACTATTAAAACTTTTCCTCTTATAAGAGGATATCTTTGCTTTTAACTCTTCCTCTGAATAAGCTGCTAAATACCCATGAGTTTCATTGTATTTTCCATTAGCGCATCTTATAATACAAGATCTATGAAAACGGACAATGTTAGAAGCGTGTGTCACACTAATGGCATATATTGTATATTTATCTTTTATATTGTATAAATAGACAGGTTTATAATAGTTTTGAGCTTTTTGTTTAGATATTTCTGAAATCTTTTGTTTCTGTTCCTTAGTCATCTTCAAACCAAGTACTCCATAATCCCCTCCTTTAGTACAATTATATCCCTCTGTATAAGCTTTATATAAATCAATATATTTTATTTCTAAATCATCCAATTTCCTAATTAAATCCTCAGAAGTTAAACTGTCGTCGGGGATAAATGATTCTAATATATCTATAGTAAAGTTATGAATACCATATTTTTCAATAGCTCTATATAAAGGTAAGTCGTAACGTTTAGTTTTCATATTACTGAAATGATGCTTTATTCTTTTCCTCAACGATACTCCTTGACCTACATAGCACTTATTGTTAATATTATTTTTGAATATATATATACCTGCTAATTTGGGATCAATATCTCTATACGACATAATAAAAAAATTAATCAGTTGGGGCAGTAGGATTCGAACCCACACAAATCATACCGGGTTAGAGCCGGCGACGCTGCCAATTACGTTATACCCCAATATATATTGGGGTTCTTCCTTTAACGACGTAACCCCATATCGTCGCTTGGTTTAGAACCAAGATTTGATTCTCTTCCACAGACTAGGTTTCTTAACATTCAATGCTCTCAAAGTATTGTATGCTTCATCAATCTGTGCCCAAATCTCTTCTTTGCTTTTAGTCATATCAATGACAATATCAATCTGCTTTTTCATATTAGTTTAATTTTATCTATTATAACGTGTTGTTTAATTTAAGTTGTAATTGATGTATTATCTTGTCAATTCATATGGATTAACCTTAGAATCACCTTTGACTTTAGATGTACTAAGTTCTTCTGTTTTAACTGCTTTCTCCAAGAAATCTAGAGTAATATAAGCTCCTTTTACCTTCTCAAATCCAGCTAAATACTTCTCGATCTTCTTTTCATCCAAGTCTTCACCTAATGATTCTTCATAGTAATCACTGAAACTGTCAAGCTTACGTCTCATATTCTGTAACATCCTAAGTAGACGAGTATTGCAGAACTCTTTAAACTGCTCTTCACATGCTACTTCTGCTGCAGATAATTCATAATTAACATCATCGAATAGTTCTTCTTTCAACTTGGATTCGATGCTATCAGGATCCATACTTAGTACATAAGGACTATTCCATTTATTCTTAAGTACAATGTAACTAATTACTTTAGTAGCATGTTCTTTATCTGCTTTATCAGCATCCCATACCTTTTTAAAGCATGGGATACCTAATGCATCAGAATGAATTACAACTTTACCACCGACTATATCAAATAGTTTCATTATCCTGTTTATTTAGTTCTTTATACCATTCGTTCAAATCATAAGTAGTTGTAGGATCAGATATAATTACTGTTTTTGTTATATATTTATCTTTCTACCATAATCTGCAGTATAGTATAAATTCTCCCTTTTTAACATCAATAACTTCATTATTAGTAATGACTTGACCATCTTTATCTGCCTAATATAGGCTACATGAAGTATCGTCTATCATTGGAGTAATAGAATTAGATTCAGTGTTAAATGATAACGCTTCTCCTCGTTTGTTTATTAGTATTTTTTCCATACATTAAGCTTTTTCACAACAAACGCAATCATTACATGGTTTCTCAAGTTCACGTCGTTTATTATGTTCATCTCTTCTACGATGGTAGTCCTTCAATTCAGGAGAATGTAACTTAATATATTCTTTTTCTTCCCAATTATCTGTAACAGAGTACATCTTAAGTACGACGTCTCCTTCTTTAACATCAAATAACTTTTCACCATCTACAATCCATTCACCGGGTTCAGTTATTGTATAACTATAATCGTATCCACTGCCATATGTAGCCTTGCTTACTTTTTGTTCTTCGAAGTTCGCTACTATTACATCGCCTTCTCTCTTTGTTGCTATATACTTTACCATAATTCAATCAATTTTATATCCTAAATACTTTTCTTTATGCAATCTCTGTACTATCGTCAGCGCTCTCTGTAGAGGCACATTCGGATTCACATAGTCCTTCAGTGTCTTGTACTTCTGCACTATCTGTGTGTACGTCTGTAGCTCCTACTCCAGACTCTCTGGTATTATATTTCTGTTCATACTTTTTAGTTAAATTATTGCAAATCTGATCAATTTGTTCTGCTCTATCTAATGTAGTTTCTTCTTCTTTCTTACCATTCTCTACCATTACTGTAGTAAGTTCATCAATCATATCGCTTGTGAAATCATCATATCTGATAATATCATCTTCAATACATTTCTCAACTACATCATATAACTTTTTCATTGGTTTAGTGAATAGTTCTGGTCTAGAGTTCTTTTTCTCCAGTTCCCACATATTTTTGCTTTCTTCGTGTGTCATTTCTTTTAATTTATTAAGTATTTTAATATCCGGTGTGTTTATATATTTATGCATAAGATCACATATGTAAAGAGTTTTATATGCTATCTCTATTGGCACTTCTCTAACTCCGGGTATTATTCTATATCCTGAAGTAGGATAGTAATCACTACTATCTTCTTTCATGCATTGAAATATATGATCAGATATCATTCTGTTTCTCTTTAATTATAGTTTTACTGATGCAACCAGCAGCCCAACCAACTAAGTAAGCATAATTTTCATTTCCTTGAGAGTATGACTCTACAGCATGTACGCCTAATTCTTCATACATATAGTCAGCTACATGTACTGCTTCATGTGGTATTGCATCGTCTGTAATTACTTCTAAGTTAGGAGCATATACTAAACACCCATACAATCCGTCTGATTTTCTACATACTGAGTATGTACTCATTGCTATACCTTCTTGCTCAAACTCTTCGTCTATGTTTTCTATTACCCCAGATTTATCTGTTAAGTAGAACTTAAATTGTTCATCTAATTCTTCTGGTCCTACAGCTACCCATAGCTTCCTAGGATATATCTGTGGGTCATACATATCAATTTTTCGCTTCTTCTTCATATCTTTTCTTTATTTTGAACTTTCCTAAGTAAGCAAACATCACTGGTTTAGGATCTAATTCTGTTATTACTTTGTTAGTAAACTTGAACGGGCTATTGCATATTACTTCAACTACTTGATATGGTAGGTTATACTTGTTACTTAGTTTAGTATATATACTCGTCTAATTTCTCATGCCATTCAACCTTCTTATAGTATTTACATGTAGCTAATGTAATAGGACCATTTAACGTATTAGGTCTAATTATATTTATCAATGCTGCTACATCTACCCAATCACTGCTATATAATGTGTCACTCGCAAGTACACTTATCTTAGATTGCTCTTGTTTACTATATTTGCGTATCGGTTCATATATCTCTATATCCTTCATATAATCTGAAGTAAGTAGTTCTGTCCTATTAGTTACTATAGTAAACATATTAAATGGTAACTGTTTGCCTCTAATCTTACTCCATAACTTCTTAATATAAGGATACTTCTTCCACGCTATTATAGATCCTGCCTCAAGCAGGAATGACCTCATCTTCATCTTTATTAACTTTTAATATTATTGTGATTTGTACTCTATCACCGATTATTTCAGGTATCAAAGCTTTACTGACCATTACTTCATCATCTGCTTTACCTACCCTTAATATGCCTTGCTGTTTGAACTTAGCTATGTATCTACTAAGATTATCAGGAGTAATACCTAAAGTACGTTTAATATATTTCCTATTCTCAGTACTTATTACATTCTTCCTTACATTAGGGAGTTTTGGTGTATTGACATCTATATCTATAAATGTTGTTAACAACTCTAACTCCCTGTCTGTAAGCTTAAGTATACCATTAAGGCTATTTAGAAATTCTCTGTATAAATCGGTTCTAGATACGGTCTTAACCAATTTATTCATTAATCAGTTCCTCTTTAATTTTATTTAATACTTTAGTAAGGTTATAGTACACTGTCTCAGCTTCTAGCTTAACACAAGGTGGTACTTTACCTTCTGAGTATTTATCCATTACTTCTTTGTAATCCTTATCATACTGATCTACCAGATTATCTATTAGATCTACTACTTTAGTAGATTTATTGTCTTCCACTTCTTCCAAGTATCCCTCTTCTATATATAGATCTGCAATATCATCAGATATACTCATTGATCTGTACGAATAGTTATCTCCTTCGATATCACCATTGCTACATTCCATAGTAAATACTTGAGGATCTTCAACACTATTTACTAACACATCGCCCTTTCTGGCTGATCCGAAATCTTTAATTACTTTATATTTTAACATATCATTTCTTATTTTTATCATTAAGTCCCCATATGGCTAACCACATCATAAAAGAACAGAGACCTAATACTATTAATTGTTCCATGTCTCTATAAACGCTACATGTTAAAATAGTTAATAGCTTTTAACATTTGTTAACAGTTAATTAACATATAAAAAGAAAGCCCGACCTAAGTCGAGCTCTCAGTGCCTTTCAGCTGGGTTAAAAATATGTATTAAACATATTACTTAACGGCAACAATGTCGTAAGGTTTTACTAATTGAGTATCCTTTACTAGATCAAAATACATTGCAAATTTCTTGTTATAAGCAATAGTATCTCCAACCTTAAATTGTGGATCAGTAATATTAGTAGGGATTTTCAACACAATACCAGTAGCCCAATCAGATTCTACTTCTTTAGTTTCTGTTTGAGTATCATACTCATTAAACCCATTTTCATCTACTTTACCATTAGGAATTTGTTCTGTAAATTCCTTAGTAACCATAATAGGTGCTAATGGTTTAACTAATACGTCTTTTAACATATTCCAAGTAATACCATTAACTACTGTTTCTAATACTTTATCTTCCATATTCTTTTTTTAACTTAGTTTCTACTAATAACGTATTATTCTTTGTTTAGTTTGCTTTTACTAGTATATTTCCACCATTTGAGCAACAATAAGTTACTGCTCTTTGTGGACATTTGCCACTACCTATGAAAGCACAACCATCACAACTACCTGATCTGTTAGGCTCTATTATATACTGCAAACCGTTGATCTCTACTGGAGTTTGGCTTTTGATTATCTCTGCTAATTCTGAATCGTATATTGTCATAATAATATTGTTTATAGTGCGTATTCTCTATCTGTCCAAGGATTGAAATCTTCTTCTATTGGAGGAGCTGGTTCTGTTTTACTTATGACTTCCCAAGTATAGTCTTCTGGTTTTATAGTAGTATCATATTTATCCGCGTACTTTGGATCATAAGTATGCCCAACAAGTACCTCCCAATATCTGTTTATAAAAATCATAATTCTACTTTCTTAAGTATATAACCTTGTCTACAGTAGTCTGTTAACTGTTTAGTACATAAATCTCTACCTAGTAAGTCACAGCCCATACAACCACCTTGTGATTTTTCTGGTGCTAAAAAATAAGTCTTTGATTTGTAATCTATGTATTTGCCAGAGTATGCCAGTGGCATTTGTTCTTGTTGTTTCATATGCGTTAATTTTATATGCTATAATTTATATTGTAATTATCTAAAGTAAGAGTATATACTATAAAAAAATAATTATTACTACTTACTTAAGATATACAGTCTGTAGCAATATTCCCCCTTACCCCCATATAAACGCTTGTTAGTGTGTTTAGGTTGCCTATTTGTTAACACTTATTAACAATGTTTAGGGCTATTTAGCAGTTATTATTTAACATTATTTAAGAAAAAAATATATAAAAATTTTTTAGTAATCAAAATTTAGATAGGGGGTATCAAAATTATGAGAGAAAAAGTGAATGTGTGGAACAGCATACCAAGTCACCCCCGGCTCCCATAGATCGGGGGAAGTCCCCGCCATCATTAATTAAAACCATTTAAAAGCATGAACATCTACATCAAAGCCATTGTCAGAAGCTGGGCATCTAGTAAATCTCAATTAAGTTTGCATGATTACATTGACAAGTATGTCCTTGAAGATAATCTCGACTACATTGTCGAGTTATATTTAGAATACTGAGGCAATTCAAGCCTCAGTTTTCTATTATTGGACGTTTAACTTTTAATTTATATAATTATGGGATTATCTGATTGTATTTTCGAACCGTCTGATCAGGACTACGACTATGTAGACTCTTGGTTTGACTTTGAGTAACATGGCTAACAGGGGCAATTCAGCTCCTGTTGCCTTTGATTGGCATAACCTTGATGTGCGTAAGGCTGGGTGAGGTGTTGCGAGTGTGGTCTATAAGTTCTTCCACAATGCCGAAAAGAACCAACTCTAGTTCAAGTTGTAAACGCCTTGAATGTTCGAGACAGTCTCTATAGTTCTTCTGTCGGAGTGAAAAGGACTACTCTTTTGATTATTCATTTTAAATTATCAAGATATGAAATTCTCATTTTGTTTAGTATTTGGTCTGATATTGCTTGCTATTGGTTTTCTATTAGCTGGTCAATGTGTTATGGAAATGGACTCTGTAAAGCCCATGTTCGTTGCTTTTATCATGATATTGGTAGGAGCATTGTTTAGAAGCTTGCATTACTATGATAAGCAGGACGAATAAGTCCTGCTATCTAAGTAAAAGCTGTTGCATACTCTTTGCATTTATTAACATTTAATTCAATTAATTATGAAACAGAGTGAAAAACTGTTGAAGTTGAAAGATGCTGGTAGCACACTGATCTGCCTTGGTATTTTAATCATGTGTATGACTCCCGTTGTTATGATGATACGGGAAGTATACGATTTCCATGCTTGGTTGACAGTGTGGAGATGGGGAGTAGGTGTAGCTTTCACTGGGTTAGCTATTCGAATTGCAAGGTTCTTGTATTTGTGGTAGTATAGCCTTGGGAGTCCTTCGGGGCTCCCTTTTTATTAACGATTATTAACATAATTTAAATAAATATGGACCATGCAACTTGGAAGTTCGTACAGATAGTATTTGGTTTTATTGTGATAGGCATCATAGTCTATTACTCAAGAAAGAAAGATTAACACCAATTACAGAAGCAAGTCAAACCACAACAAACACCAATCGCACAGCAAACCAATAGGGTTCGCTACGCAGTATATGGTACACAGTATCCTGTATCTACAGCTAGGTACATTGTACTGTCACCAGCTGCGCACAGGGGCAAGTCATCCACAACTGCCAAAAAATGGAGAGAGATAAAAGGATTAGAGTGGTTGTAGGGTAGTCTACAAATCCACCCTTAATCTTGCCCTCTGCAAACAGATTATATTTAGTCTTTCAGACTAATATATAGCCAAAACAAGATTATTCACCAATTAAAATACATGTATTATGGCACGTTTTATCATCAATGATCCAGAAATCAGAAAAGTAGCTGATGGAAAACAAAACGCTGGAAAGCGTTACCTCGTAGGTAAATTAGAGAACTTAAATGACCCTTTTGCTGATGCACAGTCATTCGTTTGTTTCTCTGAGAACATTGTAAACAAATACAAAGACCTACTTCCTACAGACAAAGGCGGAAAAGCCGAGACTGAACAGGAGATACCTGAAAAGTATCGCACAATCTATGGTGTATGGTGTGATTTTACACCAGCTCAGAAGTTTTACAAGAAACATTTGAGTGCACACCCTGAATTAAACATCAAAGTCGGAGATTATGTCAAAGACAAAGATGGAAACCCAATTATCTACACAACCTTGCGTGTGTTCTGCCGCCAATTCGTTGACGAAGACGGAGTTAAGCAATTTGCTGTCGGAGAAAGTCCTATTGAACAAGGACAAAGAGCGTTTGGAGCTTATTGCACTGCAATTAAGGAAGATACAACTCCTCAGAAAGCTGACGATGAAGTAATCAAAGTCAATGAGAAAGACGGAGCAACGTTCACAGCACCAAAAGAGCAACAACAAGGCGATAATTGGTAATTAGAGAGCTAGCCGAAAGGCTAGCCTCTTTTTTTGTTTAGCAAAACAATTACATAATTCAGTAAGTTTTAGGTGTAAAATGCTATAGTTAATAGAAGTATAAATAAACTCTTAATCATCAGTGCTATCATTATATAAATACTCGCAAGAGCTTGGTAGGGAAATCTGACGCAAGCCGTGGAAGACGGTGGCGACTAAGAGTTTTTTCAAAGACCTTTTTGAACCCAGATAACACCTCTTTTCTTAGTTAAAGAGAAGAACAACTACATAGTCTGTGAAGATAGTGTAGTTTCAAAATAGAAAAACAATATTCACTATAAAAACAGATTTGTCGCAAAGTAGATAATCTTCGAAATGCAAATAACTACAAGTCCGAGATGGATAAGTTTGACCACGTACAGTTATAATAATAGAGGTAAGGTATGTCCTTGTAAATAGTTAGGTAGCGCTAACATACTATATTATTATAACTCTTTTCTTCCCTATCATAAACACAGCCTCATCGTGGCGATAGGGTCTAGTAATATGTTAAAACAAATCTTCCTAGTTTGCATATGAAGCTAATGTGTTTAAATTATTTAAGAGTATTAATCAATAATCAGTAATATGAAAAAAGAACAATCTCTACAACATTTAATAGTAACCGAAATGCCCTACGAATTACTTAAACTATTAATAGAGAAAAAAGCTCTACATAAGTTTATAGTAAATACTATCGATAGCCATTCTACATTAGATGACTTTAGTCAAAGATACCAAATTACTCTATTAATGAGAAAATCTACTCCTAATATCATTATATCGGCATTTAGATGGTATAATACAATGAACACTAGCTTTTGGTATATTTTATATAAAGAAAGTTGCAAAAGAATATTAGAGTAGTTAATTTAATTTATAATAGCATGAAAGAAAAGAAACAATGTTTAAGGCATCTGATAGTAACTGAAATGCCTTATGAATTGCTTAAGTTACTCATAGAAGAGAAAGCTTTAAGTGCTTTTGTAAGAAATCTTATTAAAGATACAGAAGCTAATAGTCTTCATAGTCCAAACTATAACAAAACAAGACGAATTGCTAATTTAATGACAGGTTTTTCACACAATATCATATTAATGGCATTTGTTTGGCGTAAGACGGACGAAGGTAACGATTTTTGGAGTGATATATATATGAAAGCACGGTTAATATAAACTAAAATTCTATGTACACAGTAGAAGTAAATTTATTAGTTACAATCTTTAACGCATTCCTAATTATTGCATGTATTGCTATAGTGTTAGTAGTAATAGTAGGTTACATTTCACTGTGGAGAGAAATAAGAAGAGATGGCAGTCAAAGTAAAAGCGAATCACAACATCCTTAATAGGATTAGTATGATTGTAGTATCTATTCTAGCTATTTGTTGGTTAAGTTTATTAATTTATAAACAAATTGCTGAAGATACTAAGGACCCCTACAATTTTGTAGATTTACAAATGAGGTTTAAGAGATACATATTAACAAATAAATATCAGGAAACTGATAAAGATTATGTATTCTACTTAGTAAATCCTGTTACTGGAGATGAATATAAAGCATACGTTGCAGATTATCTGTATATGAATGTATACTTTGTAGGTGATACTATTAAATAATTATTAACAATTAAAAACATTATCAAAATGAAAAAGAAAAGTTTTATTGTACATGACAAAGAAACAGGAGAAGAAATTCTCATTGCATCGGCATCATTCTGTTATGCTGTAGTAAATAATGGAGATACTGTAGTAAATACTGAGGACAGAGAGTTCGAAGTAGCTGAAAGTATCAAAGTTGTTCAATCATTGTACGAAGAAACGGAGGGCTAAAGTATGGAAGAACTTGATCGTCAGCCAAACAGAGGAAATACTATCTTCTGGAGTATCCTATTTGCATTGGTATTAGCCATATTCGTAGGAGTATCAGTCTATTTCGGTCATGATCGAATAGCTGAGAGCATTAATCCTGAAAAGGAGAATGTATCACAAGAACCTCAAACAGAGGTAGAACCTGTATTAACTGTACAGGATGTACTTCAAGCCAGAAATGATTTGAAGGAAAGTCAACGTGTTGACAGTGTATTTTTGTCTTTATCAGACGTAATATTAGTAGATATTTTGATGACACATGGTACATCATTGTCTATTGCTGACATTGTTAACATATATGAGTCAAACAAATCCAGATACAAGGATGTGCAACATGGCGCAATTATACAAAAAGACGTTATTACACCCATGTTAAGTGTAGATTCTGCAAAGAATCCAAGAGACTCATTAAGGCGTTAATGAAGTAAAAAAGAAGTAAAGATTAAACTTTATTTACAGCCAAGCTACATTAGTTCGTGAGAATAGATGTGGCGTCGTCAGAAAATGACAAACCTGTGGGGCGTAAGTAGTATTTTTAAGCGGGAGAAGAAGAGTGGCAATTGCTCTAATTAGTACTGATAATTGCAAATATTACGATCGTGCGGACGTTAAAATCAGGTACACACTTAGGAGTTGGCAACTTCTAAGGAACATATGTTCAGTGTTTAAACAGAGAGCTAATCTAATAAATTTTTAACACTTAAAAAAGACTTAGATTTATTATTAACAAATGGTTTCTTTATTAACAATTTAGAAAAGTCGTTTGATGTAGGATTCGTGTAGGCACTTACACGTCTTATTAAATTATCCTAGAGTGCCCTAGGCGTCGTCACTATTATTAACTAACAATTTAAGATTATGTAAAAAATGAAAAAGGAATCGCAAAGGTATTTAAAATCCATTACCTTAAACACAGAGCATTTTCTAGCTAATTTACTAGCACTAACCAAAATATTAGGTTTTACTTTAGCTGAAGCAAAACCAATATGTAGGATGAAAGCTGGAGATAAGTTAGATTTTTGTCCCTACGTGCTTATCAAATCTAGTATGGCTACAGATTATATGTTAGCACAGCTAGAAGAATACGAAATTAAAGTAGAAATAATTAATCAATAATTTATGAAAGCAATTCTTATCACTTTTACTGGAGAATTCACATCTTCAGATGAAAAAACATTAGATGCTTTACTAAAAGTATTAGTAAAGAATGTGAATGGGGACGGAGTATCACAATCATCTATTAAGTATCTTAATGATACTGAAGTAGGAGATATAATTACTGCCGGAATCTTAGTAGGAAAAGTTACTCCAGCTAAGAAAATTATTCCGATTGATCAGATTGTTCAAGAGTTCTGTGTTGATCTAAGAAACAATCTTAGTATCATTTCTTCTGAAGCTCCAAACTTTGCTGAGCTTCTTACTATAGCAATTGCTAGAAATGATAAATTGAGAGCTCATAAGGCAGCAATTAAGTTTCTGATAGAAACTGAATACTTGCCGCTTCCTATAGGGATGATATTAGATAAATATGATCTCAGGCACTTAGGTGATCATCTAAAAATTATCAACAAACTGATAAAACTTTATTAGTTATGGCAAACAAGGAGAAGGAAACTAAGAATAAGACGGAATATAAAAAACGTCCTAAACATAAGAAGCTGGAACCTTATAAAAGATCAAAAAATGGTAGAATTGAGTAAAGAACATCCTTACGAGGATGCTTGCAAATTACTAAAAATTAGTCCTGTAGCCAATTATAAAAGCTACAAACTGAGCGATGAAACTAGGAACTTCATCAAGTTGGAAACAATTGCAAAAGCAATCAGAGGAGACTGGAAACCAGATCTTTCTGATGAAAGAACAGTAAGATATTTTGTCTGGGGTTGGGTATATACTGATCACAGAAGTAAAGAATCTGCTGGGTTGCTCGCTGTGGGTTCTCACTTTGGGCTTGGTATTTCCGATGCTGGTGTCGGTACTTCCTTAGAATTTAAAGAAGAATCACAGGCAGAGATGTTCGGAGAACTGTGTAAACCTATGTTATGCAAGCATTTGTTCAACCGAGACGATCATGAGCGATTCAAACTTAACTGGTAAAGAAATACCAGTAAAATTATGTCCTACACGCAACAATACTGTTGACTGTAGTGTTTGTCAATATGAGTGTAAACTCAGAATGATACCAAAGAACAGTCCAAGCAAAGAGGTTCCGCCAGAGCCTCTGCCTGCTGTTATATATTACTAATTAAATTGTTAGTATGGTGGATTCCAATCAACCCAAAAGAACTGTAAATAATTCCAGAGCCCTAATATGTGTCAAACATAACGGTCATACAACGACAATCTATAACCCTATAGATAAAGTGAGAGAAGGATGAGGGATATCTATGAAATAAGATGTACAAATACATAGAACAGTTCTTTAATTTTAAAATTCATATCAAATGAAATACAATGCAATGATTAAAAGACTTCAGAGAAGAGGTCTTACAAAAGAAGACATAGCCAAAGTAGTAGCAGCTAAAGAAAAGAAAGCGGCTGAAAACTTAGCTAGAGAAGCTGTATATTTAGGTATTCTCAACAAAGAAAGAGTACATAAGTATTTAGCTTATGAACATCGTCAGCTTATTAAAGAAGGCAGACGTGAATCATGCAAACAACGCAAGAGACGTCTTCGTAAAGAATATCTTGCAAATAAAAGAGCAGCATGAACTGTGGTAAGACTGTAGTTAAGATCAAACCTACAGATAGTACTGCTGAAAGGGTCAGAGCTATATCCTATTTTGGGAAACTAGATGAAATAATGGCTCAAAACTTACATGACACACATCAATATGTAACATTAACCTTTAAACTAGGTTATATGAGAGTTACTTGCTTATATACAAAAGCTCATTTCTTTACATCGTGTGATTTTGTAGAAATAATTTAGTGTTAATTAAATAAAGTATCAAACTCTTAAAACTATTTCAAAATGGCAAAAGAAGAAGTAAAAGTAAGCGAAATCACAGCGGAGAATATCGACACTGTGTTGAAACAAGACGCAACAGTAACAAAAGAGATTGCTGAAGAAGCAGCGAAACGAATTTCAGAGAAGCGCAAGGAAGAACTCACTGCGCGTCTGATGGATTGTGTAAATATGAGTTCGTACATTCGTAAGCGTACCTGCATTAACATGCGCCACGCAAACGAAGTTGCGAAGATCAGTACTAACTACACAAAACAGATTACTGAATTAGACAACAAGCTGAATTCCGGCGACATCTCTATTGATGACTTCCACAAAGAAATCGCTGAAAAGAAACGAACCGCAGATAAGCTTATCGGAGAGTCCGACACGAAGAAGAAAGAGCAGATTGATGCTCTGACGGAACAATACCCGGAAGCCAACTGGGAATGGAATTGGCGTAATCTTACTCTGGAGAGAAGATAACACTTCCACGCAAAGTCCAAGCATGATACTTTAGCAGTAGCAATACTGACTATATAGTGAAGCTGTAGTGGTATGAATGCGTATGGTGAGGGCTTGCCCCTGATAATAAGCAGCTACTCTACGAATTAACGTAGACTCAAACAAGTGTAAGGCAGTAGTGATACTGACCGATGCCGGAGAGAGGACATTTGACAACGTGCCACTGATCATGTGCCTAAGATCGTGAAGATGTATATTTAAATTGCGCAATATAGATGTATAGATTCTATACTCAGACGAGTATATTATGCAATAGCATTTTCATGATATCAAGTCGGCAATTAGAGTAGTGTTGAGCAGTAGAGATACTGACTCTGTACCGTATAGTTATCTGGTGGGGAATCAGAAGAGACTATACCTCTAGATCAGCTATCAAGGCATTATTTAAAAAACAATAATTAAAGACCACAGGGTAGATAGGTTTGGTCGCCTATCTACTCACAATTGACTGTTAGGTCTATTAATCAGTCGTTAGGACCGCGGGGCAGTGCCGCGCATCTCCACTACATAGTATAATAAGGGGATGAACTAGTTTTGACTGCGACAATGAGAGATAGAATAGGTCAATAATGCGAATAACTGGCAATACAAGTTATGTGACAGACTACACACGCTTAGTAGCGTAATGAGTCTGAACGGCTAAGCTAATGTCGTAGAAAGCGGGAGTAAGTGACTCAGGACTGTAGGGGTTCGAATCCCCACTTACTACAATTAAATTAAGTTTAATCAATAAATTAATTTAGAATGGGATTAATGAACTTTATTCGGCAGAATCTACCAGAATCATGGGAGAAAGCTGCAACTGAAATGAAAATGAAGACTGAGTTAATTAACAGACTTCATGCTAATGTTCCAAGACAATACAAGAATAAATATCATTATCGTGAAGGTATGATGTATATTCGTGGAGTCTTTAGACGCACATGTTCTATCTATTATCTTGTAGAAGCTACAAATTTAGACATGGACAAATGGCGAAAACTGGATGATGCAATTAAAAATTATGAAGAAACATGCAGATAAAGAAATGGTTTTCTTTCGAATCTAAAACAGAACAGAAAGAAGTTATTAAGATGATTAATAACAGTAGAACAGACATGGAAGCAGCTATGTCATTAAATGAGAAATTTCCTCATTTATCTCTATCGAGTTTATTAGAAGTTATTCAAAACAACTTTAGTAATGAAATCAATAAAAAATCATAGTTATGAAACTAAATCGTCCCGGAATCTATCATATTTATACTGATAGTTTCGAATTGCTTGCAAACGTTGTAGGTGAAGCTCCTGTGTTAAGAATACCACGAGCATTAGTAATGAACGACGTCATTCAAAGAGGTCAGTTCAGAGTAGTAGAAGAGGATTCATATGAAATCCAAACTGTACTGCATAATCCTGATTTATGCATATTTAAAGAGTTTGAATACTCTGATATGTGCAAGTTACCGTCTTACAAGAAAAGTATACGCGGTAGTAAGAAACCTGATATAACTGATGATCAGTTAAAAGATTTCACAAATCGCTATCTTGAAGATATCTCTATCGCTGGTAGAGGTATTAATGCTACTAAGCTTTATATCATTGAGAACACTGGTTGGTCTCTTGCTCAAGCACACATAGTAGTAATGCAGATAGCAAAACAGTATAAAAGACAATGGTAACTAGTTGTCTAACCAATCATGTATATTCTACATCGAGAAAAAATTTGCTACGAGAAGATAGAGCAGATTGTTTTACTTGTAAAAGGAAAATATATATATTAGAAAATGTGTATTCTTGCCATTATTGTAATACTCCAGAATGGAGTAAGTACTTTAAAATGGCAAGCAAACATCCTAATATATGCAAAATTATATCATGGTTTGATACTATGATATTGCAAGAAATGTCTCGTAATGTAAAGAAGATAACTTTAGATGTACGGATAAGAATTGTATGTGGTATGATAAACAAAGATGTTTTTCTTACTAAAGATTTAAAATTAGAGCTAATGGAATTAATATGGGCAAAGTATAAAGAACGTGAACGTATTCACGATAACGTTATAGCTAAGTATATATATAATATACCATTTTAATCTACGACAGAAGGTGTTTAACAATACCTAGATAACGTAGATAAGCTATAAGACTTTGATCGGTCTTATAGCTACCATTTAAAAGCCCGTAATTATGACAGATTTAGAAAAACAACAGATTTCCGAACTGATCAAACAGGCAAAAGAAGGCAACCAGCTTGCCTTTACTAAGCTTTATGAAAAGTATAAGCAGATTATTTATGTAACAATATATCGTATTGTTAACAATAAAGATGCAGCAGATGATTTATTGTCTATTACTTTTGTTAAAGCTTTTAGCAAGTTAGATAGCTACGTAACAAATATATCATTTGAGATGTGGCTAAAGACTATAGCTATCAATAGTAGTATTGATTATATTCGTAGAACAAAGAAAGAAAGCGCGAACTATTGGATTGACGACAGTGACAGTTGTTTCCAGTTGAGTGACACTGCAGGTTGCTCTCCTGAAGAAGATTATATCTTCGATGAAACCCGTTCGATGCTAGATAGTGCCTTGTCACGCTTACGCTTTAAGTATAGGAATATTATTGAACTACGTTCGATACAGAATCTGTCTTACAAACAGATATCTGAACAACTTGGACTCACAGAGTCACAGGTTAAATCTCGGCTCAACAGAGCACGGGATAAATTGAAACAATTATTAACTAATTAAAATTTACTAATTATGACAGCAGCTTGGATTTTAGTGATCCTTTTAGGATCCTTTATCTGTACACGGATATTCCGTAGTACTAGAATGTGGTGGATATACGTATCCTTCATTCTGGCTGGTCTATTAGTAGGTATGCTGAGTAAAGAAGTAACTAAGTCTAGTAATAGCGAACTTACTTCTTATACTCAGTTAATTAGTACCTTCAATGAAGGAAGTATGGATTGCACACAATTTGTAGCGACAGTGACAGAAGGTCCTACCGTTGGTCATCCTGAGGTTGTGAGTTACAATTCACACTATCCATTATTCAAAGGAGTACTAGTTAACAGTCATACTACTAAGGGACGAGACTCGCCAGATATAGAAGACGATAGTTAATTCTTCTATACCAAAAAAAAGAGAAACAATTTTATTTATTAACACTTAAAAACATTATCAAAATGTCATCTAAAAAGAACGCAGCTAAGAAAGCTGCAGCAGATGCAGCAAAAATCGCTGCTAAAGAATCTACTAAGGTTGAAACCAAAGTTGAGAACAAGAAGGAGGAGAAAGCTAATGCTCCTCAAGTAGCTGCTCCGACAGCAACCGCTAAGAAGGAAGAAGCTCCTAAGGCTCCAGCTCCAGCTCCTAAAAAGGAGGAAAAGAAGCAGGAACCTAAAGCTGAGGCTAAAGCTCCTAACAAGCAGCCCGCCCAGAAAGGTGCTGAACAAGCTAAGCCAAAGGCTAAAGGCAAAGTTCCTACAGCAATAGCAGAAGAAGTTGATGCTACGGCTCTTGGTAGACGATTAGGTATACCAATTGACAGTACTGTAAAGAACAGTCAGTCTTCCACAGATGCTAAAGCCATGTTAGTTAACTATGGCTATCGGCGCTTTATCAACAACAAAGAGTTCAAAGAACAATATCCTGAAAAGTATATTCAGACAGCGCAAGCAATTGATGCTGTATGGTTGTTGGCAATGGTTGAAGTTAAGAATGAGTTCATTGAACGTACCGATCGTGGTGAGTTCATTGTTCAGATCTCTCCGGATCAGATCATTCCGCTCAACGAAGTAGCTGAAATGATGGGCATCAAATTAGCAGCTCCGAAGGCTATTGAAGGTCCTAACGGTGAACAGCAGCTTGCTATTGATTTTAGTAAGTCAGAGACTCCTAACGAACTGAAAGATAAGCATACTGCAAATATGGGAGGTGCAGCTCCTGAAATTCCTGAGTTGGATATCGAAAAGATTTCAACTGACGAACAGATCAAGGCTGCTCTTGAATATTTGATTCGTAAGGATCGCAATATTGCCGTGAACCTTGTGAACACTGTAGAGTGGTATCGCAATCTCCGTATTACGAAGGAACAGAATGCTGACAAACGTCTTGAATTAGACGATCGTGGAGTATTCGATTGGATTACTGAAATCTTCTCCATTATCGAACCTAGTGGTTTGTTCAATGGATTAGGTAAAGCTGTATATATGTATACTGCTCAGCACCAGTCTCCTATCGTAGCACACTCGTTACTGCGCACTCATATGAAGCCTATGGGCTGGAATGATGAGCAGGTTATGCAAGCTGCAAAAGCTCTTATTCAGGAGCGTTTCCGCTTGAAGCAAAAAGAAAATCCAGAGTTGAAGGTAACTGAGGACAAAGCTTTACAGGCTCTTGTCAACAATCTTGGTAATGATTACATTACTAAGGTACTCCATGATTATCACATGATAATCTCTTCAGACGAAGATCCAAAGAAGAAGATAGATCTTGAGGAAGCAAAGAAAAATGCTACTAAGATCATTCAGAATGTACGTATGAATTTCTTCCCGGAAAAGACTACGCCTACAGATGATCAACTTCGTATGGTTATCGGTCAAGTTATTAACTTGTATCGTGATCCTATGGACCGTCTAGCAGAATACGAAGTAGCTAAAGATATCGTCGTATCCGGCGAATATCCTATTACTGAACAGAAACCCGCAGAAGAGGAGAAACCAGCTGAAAAAAAAAATTAACGCTGTGGATTCTTAGTGCGTGGAAGCGTATTCTCACATGGAGAAGAATCTTTCACTCTAATTAAATCATAATCAATATGACTAGTAGAGTTTTATCAGTTCTAGTAGTGTTCCTTGCCAGTATTTTTGTTGGCTGGAATCTAATAGGTACAACTGAAAAAGTGCAGGCACAGCCTGTGATTCCCTCATATTTGGAGCTAATGTCTATGACAAAGCCTCAAATTAAAGAGAAATCGTCTGTGAGTATCGACACAATTAATATCGCTGTCGATGTAAACACTCAGGAAGTATCCATAAAAGGAACAACAGACGCAGTCGTCAATGTAACAACAACAGGTGAAGTTAAACCGGTTGTTAAGTGGAGAACTAAAGTAAAAGAAGTAAATACAGGATTTCCAAAAGTAAGTAGCATAGCTAATCTACCAGAGGATGTAAAACCACTTTCTCCTTTTACTAAAGATTCTAATAATGAAGAATAAGAATATTTCTACACTTAATTCGATGATAAGATTATCTCGAATTATTCGTAACTTCAAGAATGCTAGACGTGAGTTAAATCAAGTCATAGTTCAAACTGAGTATTTCATTATTCAAGGAGAATCAAGTAACACTCTTGAAGTTAAAACGAAACAAAGTATAGATAATACCTTATACTTAGAGCAGTACCTACGTTCGTCTGTAGGGTATCTATGTAAATGCTTGGATGGTTTTGATCCGGGTAAAATGGATCCAATTGATTACATCTGTAGTAGAGATGTAACTGATGGCATAGTTGATATATGCCGTGGTGGGAAGGTAGTTGCAAACATCAACCTATCATCTGGAAAAATTTTCTCAGTAAAACCAGAGACATTAGATGCAGGAGAAGATAAATCCTCAGCGGAAAAAAGTTAATGACAATAGCCGCTTTATAAATACTAAAATTATGTCATAGTTCGAGAGGAGTAAAACTGTAGCGTAAATCACTCCGGCAGAAGGCACGCGGTGTCTAAAATAAGACAATACGCACTGCGTCAGGAAGCTTGTGTTCATTTACACATGGTCCGAAAAGTACATGATCTGAGAATATGTATACTGCTAAAACAGTTGAGATAACAAAAGGTAAGATGTTAGCTTACACACGTGAAACCTGTGTAAGAGGAGGTGAGAGTGAGCAACCTTCAAATAAGATTATGATAATGAGAACCGATTGGTGATTTGATTAATTAAAGACTCGTAATTTAAGAGAAGACACACTGAATTACAAACAGCTCAAAGGGAACGAAATCCCTATATTCGTATGCACTATCAAGATGTGACTCAAAAAGGAATATAAACACGATGCTGAGACAAGAACAAAGTGTTCTTGAACAATCCCTTGGAAAAGGATTGTTGAACAATATTAAGGCTGACTAACGCAACAAGCGGGTTCCAACCTCGCTTCATACAAAAGCGCAACTATGCGTCCTGATTGGAAAAATAGGCTAACTCTAGTGTTTTTACGATAATTGGTTCGTAATATAAAGGGAGTAAATAACTAATACTAATGTAAGGATAACCGTGTTATGGTACATACTTATACAAAGTAAGGATATGAAGGCTGGACATGCAATGATCCTAAGTAACCATGCTAAACTGTGGTGAAAATAGACTGATTACCAGGGAGCAGGAGCCAATCCTGTGCGCTACCGTAACTAGCGTGCCGAAAAAGAACTTACGTATAAGGGATGAGGTATATGAGATTGATACCGTCTTTCAAGTCTAAGGTGACTCACGTGCTTATTCGTTCGTGTGAGTATAATTGAATGAGGAATGAATAGACCCAGAGTGTCTAAGCGGTTTGAGGGCGCGATAACCCTGATTCTAGTTATCACATACCTTTAGCAAGTATGATTATGATATAAAATGATTTTAAGGAGACGCTAGGGACTCCTACTAAAAAACAGCAGAGCTTATGTCTTTCAAGATATGTAAAGACTGGTTAATTACAAGCATCGCCTCACTCCTGAGTTGAAGAGAAGTAATAACTATATAGTAGAAGTACTTTAAACTAAGTTTACTAAAGTAAGAATACAGCTGCTGTAGGGTTGGAATCCTACAACCAGAAGGTAGTGAATATAGATGTGATGACAGACATATTCTTAATCTGAAACAGTAAAAGCTGAAGAAAACCAGCTAATGGTAAAATGTGTTTTCAATTGTTTAATCTCGTATTAGGCTGATAACCTGATATATGAAATTGGGAAGTTCAATGATAGTACAGAAGTAGCAAATTATCAGTTGTAAGATAGACCGCATGGAGTACGAGTCACCCCAGACTGCCAACCGTCATCGCTGACATTAGAAACTCATAAAGTATATACCGCAAGTATATATGTAAAGAGAACGCTGATTCGTCAATGACCTGCCTCCTATCACCCTGTCTCGGTAGATTTAAGGGAGAGTACACTTAGTAGCAATAGCAGCTAAGCAAGCAAGGAGACGATGAGAGGTGGAAATCCTCGTGTTCGTGCAGTATAAATAAGAAATCCGAGAGGTACAAGTGGGTCATACTATAGGTAATGAGCTTGTGATTTTTAGTAAGGTTTAGATAAAACCGCCTTCATTCGCGCAGAATGTCGTAATTTTTTAATTCCTCTGAGACATACCAGTTGTCAACGACGAGGTCTTTATATTGCATCTAATCGCGATATAGAGTAGACGTTTCGTATTTGGAAGTTCAGCTAACGTAAAAAGGTCTGAATGAAACAGCAAGAGTCGATAGACTTTTTGTAACAATTTATTCTATCCTTCCGTAGAGAATGCTTACTCTACAAGACGAAACGGGTCTTTAAAATAAAATAACAGAAAATTATCAGAGATCTTATCATTATCAGATATTTTCAAATAAATTAACATTTATTATTTTTATGCTGAGTAGATTATGTGATTGAATTCACCACTACCATTATTGTAGTGCCATTAAATAATCGAAAGGTGGAGAGCTTAAAATTATTTATTAACCAAAAGTATAAAAATGGTTCGTATTGGTATATCAAGTACGGACTCAGAAAGGAAACATTTTTATGGAAGTACAAGTAACTGCTAGCACAAACAGTGCTCAGACAAATCCTGAAGCTAATATTGCTTCTCAGATTCTTGCTCGTTATCGGGCTGTAGCAAAACAGTATGGTCGTTTCTTCTCAGAACAGATCTATACTATCGTAGGTACAAATCCAGATCTTAAGTACAAGGAAGACGTACTTAATGATAAGAATACGTTACGGAAAGAAGTAACTGTGTTCCTGATTAAACCTATCGACATTACCGGTTTGAAGTTCTTACCGAAAGATTTTGACGGTGAACCGAAGATCATGTTGAATCCGGAAAGTAACGATCCGAATTTAGTATTTAACCTTGTTCCGCCCCAGCTTGCTAAAGCAACTCGTGATACAATCGCTGATTGTATTAGCCGGATTGGAAAGAAAGGTGGTAAACCTATCTTCTTCTCAGCTGAAGAATTGCCAATGCTCAATGAATTGCTGGCACTTCATAACACAAGTGTATGCACATTCTATGAAGAGCTTGCTCGTAAGTATACTAAACTTAGTGGTACTGTTCGGAGCATGCAGGAAGAGCAGGAACGCATGCAGGTTGAGTATGCTCGCCAGTGTGGCGTAGAACCGCAGAATAGCGAGGAAGTAAACCTTAACATTAACATCGAACAACAATAAGTATGGCTACGTGCAGAATTGACCCTGTACGGGTAGAACTTCTGCGAATACTTATTAGTTGCGAACCAGCAATCCTTTCAAAGATATCCTTTCAGGATGGAAGTGGAAGAAAAACAGGTAAAAAACTACAAGTAAGAGAGGATGGAACGGTCATCTTTTACTGTGGAAAAGGACCTTTATGGTGGCAGAGATGTTGCAATGATTATGAACTGGTAAGCATTGTAGACGTCGCTTTACGTGTAGCAGATGTTATTACAGGTTCTCATGGAACTCGTAATGAATTAGCTTTTGATGGAATTACTAAAAGTATTTTAGATGAAGCTATAAAGAAAAAAGACTACGACTGTGTAGTAGATATCTTGTTTGATAGTATGAGAAATTGTTCGGACGGGGCTTTACACTCAAAATATATCAATCAGGAAGCTATACAGAAGTATGCTAAAGAGAATGGACATCGTACCAAAGAAGAGATTACTATAGAGGGACCTCTATTAGCAACTCTTGGTATTGACTTAGGTGGCGGACGCATAGCAAATGTTGTGGGTCAAGTCAAGAATAAAATAATAAGAAATTAGTTGTGTTGGATTGGATACAACTCTTCTATTCTTTATAGTACTGGACGGGTACTATTATAATAGAGGCTGCTGGATGGGCAGTTTCTATATTCGGTATGTTAGCTTAGTGATAGAGTTGCCTTTAAGGAGACAGCGGTTTGATTCCGCTACATACCACAACTGGTAGATGTATTTCGGTCAAGTATTAATTTAAAAAAACAAATCACTTGAATATGAAATCAATTACATCTAAATATGCAAAAACTCGTCGTGACGAGTTAAGTAAGGAAATTACTAAATACTGGAATATTATTAAAAATGAGAATGTAATCTCAACAGAGGCTAAGCGTAACTTTGATCTGAAAGTAATGCTTACAAAGATCTCTGAGATGTCAGAAGAACGTCTGTTAATGAAGCTATATTTACAGTGTATTAACATGGGTTATAAGAAGTTCTCAGATCTTCCAGTAGATAATAATTACTACACTATCTTTGCTCTAAGTGAAAAGACAGAGCAGTTGTTCCATCTTAATAAGATTCGTACAATTGATCCGAAAATCAAACGAGCAAAAGGTAAAAAGAACTTAAAGGTTACAGAAGAGCTGACTTCAGCTTATCTTAACACTATTAAGAACAAAATTCAATTAGAAATAAACAAACTCAACAAGGATCTTGAAGAGTTTAACGATAAAGCGGAGTTAGATATTGAATCTGCTCCACTAGCATTAGTAGCATGATAAAGAGGAATGCAATATTTCTAAGGAAACATTTTCTAGAGACTAGTAAGCACTATGAAAAGCGAGTAAATAAAGCTATCGCAAGTGCTTACTCCTCTGGAGAATTAGCACAGATAACTTATGAAGATAAGAATCTAGTCATATATTATACAGAGAATACAAACGCTGAAACCAAACAAGTTATAAAAGGTTTTAGCAAGTAAATAACTTTTAAAATTATCAAGATGAAAAAGATATTAGCAAATAAAAAAGGAAAACGAACAGGAGTTAAATTATCAACCACCAACAAAAGTAAGCTTCGTAGATCGAAGAAAGTAGAGTATCTTACTAAAGTTGAACTGGGTCCGTCAAAGTACATTGAGTACGATAAAGATGGGAAAGTAATAGGTTTCATCAGTAACAGCAAGAAAGTACATCTAGCTGATCATTTAACTGATGTAGCAAAGAAGGCTATGGCAGACAATAAAGCCGCTAAGATAGCCAAGAAAGAACGAATTAAACAGATACTTGAGAAAGTAGGATATGATCCTACAGTTAAGTATACTAGAGCAGAGAAGAAGAAATTCACTCGTGCTGTAAAAAATAACTTATTTGTTCAACCAAAATTAGTTAATTTAACTGATGAAGAAATCAAAATGCGTTTTGCAGAAGAGAAGAAACGTAAAGTTGAACTTCTTAAAGAGAGACCTCATAAAAATGAGATAAAAAGCTCTGTCGTAGATTTTCTTACTAAAAATAAGAAAGCACTAGCAAAAATGAAATCCCCTTCTAAGAAGGAAGAAAGCAAAAAGTACCAATATATAATCAAACAACAAAGTAAAGAAGCTCCACAGAAGGAGATAGATTTACTTACTGATTATATTACTGCTAAAAGTAACACAGAAGCAGTAGAGATAGCTCAAGCTAAATTCCGTAGTATGTATAAGAACAGTAAAGATAAAGACAGTTTAACGGGTTTGTCCGTTACTCCTCTAGATACTAAACAAAGTTCTTATTATCCTAAAGATACTATTCTCTCATGGACTAGTCCTGAAGAGTTAAAGGAGAAATATTCAAATGTTGCAGCAGCAGCATAGTAATTAACTATTAAATTATCAAGATATGAAGACAAAGAAGGATATAAGAAAACAAGTATACTTAAATAAACTGTCTCATAAGACAGTAAAGCGTGGAATAGAACACGCTGATTGTGAAGCGAAAAAACATATTATAGTTTTAAGTCACAAATTAGCTAATAAAATAGCTAGAATCCAAAGTAAAGAAGACAAGGCTAAGCATAAGGCTTCCCTTGTAGCGTTCAAAGAAACGTACAAACGTACGTTTAATACTGAACCCGTTGATTACACAAATTGTCATCGACAAAAGAAAAATCGCAGTTTTGCTCGAAAGAGTACAGCTAAGATATACCAAATGAAAAAGGCAAAGCAAGCTGCCTAAATTGCTTGCAAGTCCCTAGTAGCTCAGTGGCTAGAGCGCCCTGTAATTCGTATGTATTGATGTAATATTCGTATTACTATATTATTCGCATATGTCAGGGGAGGTCGTCGGTTCGAGTCCGAAATAGGGACCAAACTAACATTATTATATTATGATTATACGAGATAAGATTGTTTATGTATATGATATTGAGGTATTCCCCAATGTCTTCCATTGTACTGTAAAAAATACAGAAACAGGTGAATTGCATAAATTTGAAATATCTTGCAGAAGAAATCAATTAGATGAATTAGTCAATTTCTTTCATACAGTTAATACAGACTATACTTTCGGAGACTTATATACTACAAAAATTCAGTTAAATACTGATAAATTATTTTGTGGTTATAATAATCTTCATTATGATAATCCTATTATAAATTATATAATAGATTATTATGTTGTAATGAAATATAAAGGATATAGAGATATATGTAGATCTATATTTAATTTAAGTAAAGTAATTACTACTTCAAGTGAAGACGATATTAGAGCTTGGAGTAAGTGGAAGTATATGATTTGTTTTGATTCGTTTGATATTCTTACTATGCTTTATAGCAATAAGTTAAGAGTAGGTTTGAAAGAAATTCAAGTAACAATGCAGTACAAGAACGTACAAGAATTTGTTGCTGATTGGCAGGCAGATTTGCCTGAGAATCAAATAGATTCAATGATTGATTATAATATTAATGATGTTAATTCTACTGAGGAATTACTCAATAGATGTAAAAAAGACATCGACTTAAGAATAGCTATTGAAGATGAATATGGAGTACGTGTACTTAGTAAAGATGGCGTAAACATTGGTATGAAGATCTTGACTCAGAAATATCTTGAGAAAACAGGTCAAGCATGGCGAGATATTAAAGATTTAAGATCTCCTATGTCAGTAATACCATTAAATAATGTTATACTACCTTTTATTAAGTATGATAGTCCTATACTAACTAGAGTATTAGATGACATGAAAAGTCAAATAGTATCTCCAGGTAGGAAAGGATACGAAAATAAATTCGTATTTGAAGGATTACAATATTCTGTAGGAGTTGGGGGAATTCACTCAGTGAATAAACCAGAAATAATTATTCCTAAGGAAGATGAAATGCTCATTGATATAGATGTTGCATCTCTATATCCAAGTATGCTAATAGAGTATGAATTCTATCCTAAACACTTAGGTCCTGAATTCCTAGAAGTATATAAACAGATTAAAGATGAGCGAATTGAAGCTAAACACAATGGCAATAAGGTTAAGAATGAAACCTTAAAGCTTGCTCTTAATGGATTATCAGGTAACTTACAGAATGAACATAACTTCTGTTATAGTCCGTTTGCTGTAATGCAAATCAGAATAAATGGACAGTTACTATTACTAATGCTAGCAGAGAAACTAACCCAGTTAGGATGTCGAATCGTCCAAGCAAACACGGATGGATTATTTGTCTTACTTAAGAAAGACGTATATTCAAAAGTTAACAATGTTTGCAGAGAATGGGAACAACTTACTAGGCTAACGCTTGAGGAAGAACGTTTTAAAGCTATGTATCAATATGCTATAAATGACTACTTCGCTATTACTGAGGATGATAAAGTAAAAGAGAAGGGCATGTTTATTACTACTGTGAAATTAGGAAAAGGTCTAACTCCGAAGATCATACCGAAAGCAGTAATAAACTTTTTTAAGAACGGAGTATCAGTAGAGGAAACTATAAAAGGTTGCCAAGATATTAGAGATTTTCTAATGTCTGAAAAGACTGGTAAACAATGGCATGTTGAGTATAATAATAAAGAACAACAGAGAACTAATCGTTTCTATGCAAGCACTAATGGTGCTTACTTGTGGAAATGGAAGGAAAAGGATACTAATCGTTTTGATATAAGTATTCCATGTCCTACAGAAAAACAGTATCAGAATATGCTTACCGCATCTGGTGTTACTTTATTAAATTACTTAGATGATAAACCAATTGAAGAGAGAAAG